TATGGTTTATTCATTGATATCTCCAAGTAGATAAAGACGGACTAGTCATTCTTGGTATGACAGGGGAGCTACCCTTTTCGTCCTAAACCTATTTATACATTTTAAACTTTCAGATCATCTCCTTCAAGGACGGCACAAGCACGAATAAGCATCGTTTCACCATTTCTGACAACAGTAACAAAGTCAGAAGAATTAAACTCAACGGTATTGCCAGCATCATCTTCAAAAAGAATTTTACTTTGGACATCAGGAGCCTCACCCCTTTCCAATCCCAGTTTCTGATTCGCTGCATCTAGTTTTCCTCTGACGTTTGCAAAGATTGTTTTGTTGAGTCCGACTGCCATGCTCGATTCCCAAGGGATGTTCTTTCGTTGTAGAAGAGCATGCCAACCCAAAGCACCGATACCAATGCTGCGCTCACGAAGGGCAGAATACTTTGCACGCTTAATGGCGGAAGGAGCATGATCAATGAAATACTGAAGAACATTGTCAAGCATTTCTGCAACATCAGCAAGAAATAGAGGATCGTCTTTCCACTCGTCATAATACTCAAGATTCAAAGATGATAGGCAACAAACTGCTGTACGCTTCTCATTGGTTGGTAGAATAATCTCAGAACATAGGTTTGATTGATGAACCTTTAGTCCCTTGTCCTTTAGCCACTGGGGTAACGCATCGTTTGAGTGGTCAATAAAGTGTAGGTATGGTTCACCAGTCTGCATACGCATCTCAAGGATACGTTGCCAAAGTTCCTTAGCAGATACTACTTCACGAACTTCATTTGATGCTGGGTCAATTAGTTCCCATGAATCATCTGCTTCGTGGTCAAGCATACACTTCTCAATAAGTTCCATAAACTTATTTGGAATGTTAATGCCATGGTGTAGATTCAGGCAACGCATATTCTGGTCGCCTGTTGGCTTTCTCATCTCAAGGAAGGGAATAATATCAGGATGGGAAATATCGAGATAAGCAGCATAACTGCCACGACGAGTACGCCCCTGACGATAAGCAAGACTAGAGGCATCGTAAATCTTGAGGTGCGGCATAACACCAGTACTCTTATCGTCCGCTGAACGAATACCAAAGCCAATCCCCACACCGCCACCAAGCATAGAAAGCCAATTAGTTTCAGAAAGATTGTCAACTAAACCCTCCGCTGTATCTTCAATATAGTTTAAGAAGCAGGATATTGGCAAACCACGTTTGCTCCTACCGAAAGAGAGGATGGGGGTAGAATAAGACAACCAGTGCTGCGATGAGTAATCATACAAGCGTTGAGCGTGATCGGGATTACTGCCAAAAGCAGCACTAACGAACGCAAACCTTTCTTGTGGAGATACTTCACCATCCTTCATGTAACTTTCTTTTAATCTGATCTTCCCTAATTCATCAAACAAACCATCGCGGGAATAGTCTACCTTAATGCCATGCACAATATCTGCCATACCTTAACTCCAAACTTTATTATCGTAATTCAATTAAATCTCTATCTGCACATGTGGAACTAAACATTCTCTAACAACTAACTCAGCGAACTTTTTCAAAAAAGTTCTATCTTCTGCTATTTCGTATTGCATGCGCCAGTAAGGATTATTATGTTCTACTCTCACTTCTTGTGCAGCCTGTTCAGCGAGTTCTTTAATTCGTTTGGTTATCACACAAATCCTCCATCATTGGAAAACATTCAGATATAACATTAGCAATCTCTTTAGCAATATCCATGTGTTCTTTTTGTGTTCCGTGCGCCATTCTCAATTCGCAGTAGTGAACCCAACTACGTAGTGTTCCGTTCATATACAGACGGGAAACTGTTAATCCTTCTGGAAGCACAGCACGTGCTTGTTCTTTAGCGATACCTTTTTTAACTGCCCAAGTGTATGTGTCTTCTACAAGTCGTAGAATATCTTGCTGTCGTTGCTTCCACTCATCCGCAATCATAGCGTTGCCAATAGTCGGTTCCATCTCAATACTATTTTGACGATTCTTTTCGTCTTGTAGTCGTGCTTCACGCAGGACAAATGAGAGATCCTTAGTTGGGTCAGCATAACGCTGACTGAACTCTTGGAATGAGAAAGAACGGTGTCTTAGAATCTGACGAGCAATATCTCGTGTTGTGTCAATTTCCAGACATGCGCTAGTAAGTTCCAAAGGACTCCAATGCTGATGTTTGATAAGATATCGTATTAGTTTATCTGCAGTTTCTGTATTATATTGATTTGAAGGGTTACTAACTCTGGCGCAAAACGCTATTAGATCTTGCGCAGTTTCAATACCTTCGTTAGAGAGTTCTTCTGTTGGTTTAGAATAACTAATCAATCGCACTTTCATTTCATACCTCTTTTCCATGTTTCACCTGGACAAACATTTGAACGAATTCTTTCTCCATTATCATTTGTCCACCAATAAGTACCCTTTACAGCTTTACTTCCGTGATTTTTGGAATTTACATCCAAGAAACCAGAATTCTTTTCTGCCGCAATTTTACCTGCTCGTCTAGAATTTTCAATAGTATTTGGTATACCAAGAAACGCAGGAAGACCAGATGCTATTCTTTGTTCTATAATTTTCTTTGATAACTTAACCCTGTCAATTTTTTGAAAATTGTGCCTACCTTCTTCCATAAGTTTCTTTTGAAAAAGAGCAGCAGCTATAGATACTTCTTCTTTACTATACGACATTCTCATCAATATTGCTTGAACCGCACCCCAGTCGCCCTGATCTTTGTGTATTTGAAGATGCGTTTCAATAGTCACACAAACCAAATTTTCTGGGGAATTATTTTGATTATTTCCATCAATATGATGTATTTCATACCCATCAGGGATAGATCTACCAGTATGCAATTCCCAAATCTTTCTATAATGCACAGATTATTTTCTCCAACTAACAAACCTCAACTTCGCTTCCATACCAGTGTAGGTGTTTGTATTTATGAGATCAATAATTTCATCGGGTGTCAGACCACCTTCCAAAACCATTTCATTAATATCTTTCTGCTGAACCGTAGAAGGGAACATGCAGACAGAATAACCTAACTCGATATACTTCTCTAACTGTTTAACGATCTCTTTGTTTCGAGGTTCGTTGTCCATCACGATTGTTGCATTAGCAAGCAACTGACGGATAGTGGGTGTGTCAAAACTAGAGCCAGACACAGCAATGGCATTAGGTAAGAATAGGCTATCAATTGGTCCTTCCACAACATAAATGCGTTTGCCGAAATCAACTCTGTCGAGTCCATAAATCTTTTCTTCCGTTTCGTCTACCTTAATCGTAAAATACTTAGGTTCCTCGTTGCCATATGCTCTGGCTTGATAAGCAAAACACTTACCTGCTCTCGTAAAGTATGGGATGATCATCCTTGGGTGTTCACCTTCGATTGGTTCAACAAACTTGGGTGTTACACCATTCGTAAACTTCTTAAACTTCGGAGCAAAATAGAGCAGATGCCACTTATCACGAGGGATTTTTCTCTTCACCAAATACTCAATGGCTGGATGAGAAACATCTAATGTATCTAGGCGTTGCAACGGTGAAAGAATATCATCCTCCAGCAACTCAACTTTCTTTGGTTGCGGAATGATAGGTGCTACGTCTTTATGTGAGTTGTGTTTAGTCGCACCTGCTTTGTATCGTTCTAGAACATACTCGTCATACAGGCGAACATCAACGTACTTGATAAGATTACCAAGATTTGTAGAGTAACCACAGTTGTGGCACTTGCAGAATAAGTCTTGCTTAGCACGATAGATGTAACCACGTGCCTTCAACTTATTTTTAGATGAGTCACCACACACTGGACACGAATAGTTCCAGAGATAATCGTTCTTTTGTTTGAAATTTCGTAAGCGACCACCAAGCATGTTGGCGTACTTAACATCAATGAATAACATTATAAATCTCCACCCATAGAGTATGTATTATACCCTATGTAACATTACAAAGCAAGTTTTATTTTACACCAAGCAGCTTTGCAAGAATGTCTAGGTTTCCAATAACGTAACCAATAACGATAGATCCACCAACGATCATCCAACGCCATCTTTCAAGGATATCTACACGCTTAGTCACTTCTTGAATATCATTGTCTAGAGTTTTTGCAACTTTAGCGATGTCCTCTTGAACTGCCTTTTGGATTGCTTCGTGTTGATCTTTTGACGCCACCGCACTCGCCTGCATCTTGTGTTCAATGCGTGTTTGGAAGTCGTCAATTTTTTCCACTATTTCTCTCGTTTGAGTTGTGATACGTGAGTGAAGTTCTTTGATATCCTCACGGACTTCTTTTACATCCTCTTGGATGGCTTCAACTTTCGTTTCCAATTTAGCGATTCTTTCCTGTTCCACGGTTCTTTTCTCTTTACATTCAGTAGTTGTGATCATCTTTTCCATAGCAGTCACTTCACGCTATTAAAAATTTGTTTTTGAGTTTTATACCACTCAACCCAAGTATCTGCCTTAATCTGGCATTCATGATACTGACCATAGTTATCAACTACGACCTTAAGAACTTGAGACAGCTGTGCAGTCTCGGGAACAGTTTTAAGATCAGGACATGCTTCCAGAAGTTCCTTCGGTGCATCTGGAAAATTACGTTGCACAGGAGTTGTTACACAACCTGTTAGTGTTATCACAGCCAGTAGAAGAATTAAATTTTTCATTTCTTCGCCTTTGCTGCTTCGTTAAGGATTGTTACTACCTCAGGCACAACTGTACACTGAGAATCTATTTTCACTTGCGCATCTTTAATCTTTTCTTGAATCACAACCTGTGTTTCTTTGACGACTCTTACTTTGTCAACATACACAGTTCTGATTTCAGCGTTGGCTGTTTTGGCTTTTTCTTCGGCTAGTGCTACCTTTTGTTCCATTTCGGCGACTCTTGCTCGCCAAGACATCTCAACAATGTAACCACCTTTGAAATATACACCTGCAACTAGAAGGATAATACTTACTACTTGAATCATCATTCGATATGGTGCAATGGTTGGTAGATAACGAACTACAAAACCAAAGAAGAATGATGCAGTGAATCCTACGATACCTGCAATCAATACACCATTAATGACCAGAGCCAATAGAGCATCTGGAACGAATGATAACAACCACATTATTTTGTTCCTACTGGGCTAGGACGACGAGCCATACCAGCAATAGTAGATGCTTGTCCTGCCTTGTATTTCTTAACGTCTTTAGGCATAATCTTAGGTTCATTAGTAGAGACAGCAGCACCAGTAACATTCGCTACTCCACCACCCTCACCCTCTTCATCAAGGAACTTAGTAACAATAATCTCCTCTTCAACCAACGACACTCTATTATCCATCATTTTGAGCATGTTGTCAAATTTTTCTTGTAACTCAGCCTTGGTCATACGGTTGCCGATTTCATATTGCTCTCTAACTAGCCACAATGCAGCAACTAGAGATTTCAATTTACTTTCGCCACCTGGAAGACGATTGATAATCTTCTTTAGACCAAACACAAGACGAGTGAGATAGTTGTAAGCATTCTTCTCAGCGTCAGTTGTTAGGCTGTTAGACTTTCGTATAGTTTTACCATGTGTATCAATGATTCCAAGATGATATGCTTCAGTGTCAGTGAATGGTTGCACTAACATCTTCAAGATTCGGTATGCAATAATATTGTCTATTGTTCGGTTCATATCTTTCTTAGAACTCCGATAACGTGTTCATCCAATTTGACATCAGATAAAACTATACCAAACTCCGAAATAGAATCTGGCATTCTGTTGAGATAGACCAAGAACGTAACTAGGATATCCCAACAACTTTCATCAATCTTATAAAACAACATGCGAGTTGCAGCATCACCGAAGATGTTATAGAGAACAATGATATGATTAAGTATCAGACGCTCTCTTAACTCACCGTTATTTTTGTAACGAGATAAAAGTTTCTTCAAGTATAAGAACTTCTTTATGTCCTCTTCGAACTCTTGTACTGAATGACACTGCGGATTATCGTAGTGATGCATTGCGTACAATAAAAAGTTGTTCTCATTTAGTTTTTCACTAACCATACTTACTCACATGAATGAGGGGAGCCAACCTCCCCTCTCATGGTTATTTATTACTCAGCTGTAACAGTTAGAGTTGCTGCTGAAGAAGTAACAGACTCTGCGCCAGTTAGAGAAACGATAACACGATACTTGTCGCCGTTATCTGCTTCAACTGCTGTTGCGCCAGTAGTGTAAGTGTTAGTAGTTGCATCAGTGATGTTAGCCCAAGTACCAGCACCACCTTCTTGTTTCTGCCATTGGTATGACAATGAACCAGTACCTGTACGAGTAGCAGTTACGCTAAATGTAGCAGTTGCTGGAGCAACAACAGAAGTGTTAGATGGTTGACCAGAGATAGTGATTTCTGGAGCAACAGTATCGTTGTCACCAGTCATTGAACCCATCGCTACTAGAACTTCGTGGAATACACGACCTTCACGACCACCTGTACCGACAGTCTTTAAGTTCCAACCTGCAGTTAGACCATTTGCTGCTGCTTCAACGGCATCAATACCAACAGTTGCATCTTTTTGATCAGATGATAGGTTCTTTGGCTTGCTGTTTGCTGCGTCTGTGTTTGACCATAGTGTCATTTTTATTTCTCCTTAAGATTACTTGATTCTAGGTCCACGAGCACCAGACTTGGATCCTGCTGGTCTACCACGACCTCGTTTTTGAGTTTCTGTACCTTCGTCATCTTTTGTGTCGAGGGTTTCTTTATCATAGTCGGTGTTGCCATACTTGGCACCCTTAGCGTTACCATATGAACCACCAGTGTAGCGAGTAACATTAGGTGCTACTTTGGTAGCGGTCATCGCTTCCATGAATTCTTGATATGTTTTAGGCATAGTAATTAAATTACCTTCTTCGTCATATTGTTCTTTAACAGGTTTCTTTTTAGCAGACTCCCACTTTTCTTCGTGCGCTTCTTTATCTGATTGAACCTGAACCTTAACTGGACCAGTGAACTGCTTTGCTGCTTCCAGAATTTGATCAGCAATTTCGTCAGAGATATCAACACCATACTCTTCCTTCATCGCTTGCTTCATACCTTGTCTTGCTAGATGACGTGCGGTAGAATAACCTTGTCCGTATTTACCAGCAGTAGCAGATGGATTCTTCTTTGGAGGATCTGGGTCAAATGGAAGATCTTCTTTTTTATCTTTTTTATTTTCAGTTTCTTCGTTAACCTTTTTACCAATCTTTGAAAGTGGTCCAATACGCTTTAATGCTCTTGCAGTATTAGCACCATCTTTAATTGCTTGATCCATAGTTTGTGATTCTTTGCGGCGAGAAGAATAAGGTCCAGTCTTTTCATAATCTCGGTCGTGTTTCTTTTGTAGGTAACGACTTGCTAATTCGCCAGAGATTTCATCAATCTGTTCGGTTTCTTCATTAGACTGTTTCCATTCTTTTCTTTTGATTTTTGAACCCATACTCAGAGCTCTTTGTGCATAATGTCTGGCTAAACGCTTATTGTCATCATAGTGTGCTTCAATTGCTTTATGTCCCAATTTTTCTTTGGCTGATTTCATAGTATCTAAAGAGATTTCATCAATCTGTTCGGTTTCTTCATTCTGTTGCTTGGTTTTAGCCTTATTATAGTAAGCACCAAGAGCCATTTTGATACGCTCTTTCTTAGACTTACCTTCGAACTTTGGATTAGTAGAATGAACGAAATCGTGGATCCAGTCAGAAGCAGTAGCATCTGCATTTAGAACTTCATCTAGTTGGTCTAGATCAGTTTCATCCATTTCTTCTTCTTTTAAACCAGCTGCACGCATTAGGTTAGCGATACGTGCGCCACGAACTCTACGACCAGAATGGCGTAGGTTTGCTAGACGCTGCTTAGCAATTGCTGCACGGTTAAATTCAAAAGATTCTAAGAACTCTTTCAGTTGTTTTGCCATCATTACTCTCCATCTTTAAGGATAGATCGTAGCATCCATCCATGTTTCTTATGTGTATCTAATCGGTCGGCGACAAAGTTCATGAAACCTTGGTCGTTTTTCTTTTCTAATTCTGTGAATAAATTATTTAGGCTAATTACAACTTGCTCGTTAGTTTGGAGTAAGTCTGACACCATTTCTTTTGCGGACTTAGCAGAGTTCTTGCAATCCACTGTCTTATCCTCATACATCTCTTCGATGTTTCGTGGAGCGTATTCGTTTAGTGCACGGATATGCTCAGCCATAGGGTCAATCGAGCCATGCAGTTCTTCGTATAGGTCACCAAAGAAACCATGGAGTTGTGGGAAATTAATACCCTCTACATTCCAGTGGTATGAGTGTGCCTTCATATACATGAAGAACGTATCTGCCAATGCTGTTCTTGCTTCAATCATATTAACAATTCCATGCTCTTAGTGATTTGTTGATTCTTGAATCTGGATCACGTGCAGTCTCAGCAGAAGTTAATTTCTTCTTCATACCTTTCATTCTACGACAGAATGATAGACGACGTTTAGCCTTTTCGCTTCCAGGTTTCAATTTAGATGGTGGTGTGCGAACCGCAGTCTTAAGATTGCTTCCTGGATTTTCACGCTTATACGCTTCAACTCCAGCCTTAGTTAAACCACCCTCTGGGTTTTTGTATTTACTGTCTTGCCAATCTTCGGCAAGGAATGTTTTAAAAGATTTAAAAGACACTTGGCATTGCTCCTTTTGTTACTTTACCATGTGACATTCTAGCCTTCTCTACCTTACGGATTCTTGGGACTAGTTTGATAGCGATACGGTCAATAATGTCCTTACGTTTTGCTATCATTTTCTCAACACGTTCTTTTTCACCAACAGAAATCTTTGATGGGTTGCGTCCACGAAGAATACGTTTCTTCATTAGTTTGATTGCCAGACGACGAGCACGTTTGTTAACAGTTTGTGGATTTGAGAAACGCTTTAGTGCGATCTTAGTAGAACGTGAACGCTTTGCTACTGTCTTACGTAGACGAATCTTACCCTTTAGACGTTCTTGACGAGATAGAACTTCCATCAAACCAATCATTGCTTCTTCTGGGTGGTGCTCAACTTCTTCACCAGTGTCTTCGTAAACTAATACGATTTCATCTTCTTCGTATAGGTCTTCAATCTCTTCGTCAGTAACTTCGTTAACCATTTCATCTAGAACTTCTTCTTTGAAGAATGGATCGAATGGACGCTCAGAACCTGGAAGGCTTTGTGTTGGTTCTGGAATATGACTAGCGATACGTGAGTCTTTTGCTTGATCATGGAAACGCTTTAATTGTTTCTTACGATCTTCACTTTGCTCAGTGGTTTCTTCGTTAATTCTTGAGTCAACATATGAATTAACTAAACCAGCTGCATCTTTCTTTTCCATACCATGTAGTTTAGCGATATGTTCATGAGTCTTTAGAACTTTATGCGCTAAGTGTTCAGCACCGCCAGTTTTCTTGTAGTGATCAATATGTTTACCTAGATGGTCTTCGATGTCCTGAGCGATCTCAGCCATCTTACCTTCATTTACTGGTACGCAGTTAGGAACTGTCTTACCATTTTTCTTCTTAGTGCCAACAGCAGTGTAACCCTTCCAGCACGCATCTTTTAGATCGCCAGTTGGAGTAGGAACACCCTCAACGAAACGCTTTAAACGAATGTAGTAGTCTGGACGTTCTGCTAAATGATCACGTGCAATTTCATCTGCAGTTTTATCAGATGTTGCGTGTTCGTGTTCAATCTTAACACCAGCTTCGATTTGTTTTTTAATGTCTTCAACTGGAACATTATGCTTTGCTGCGATTTCTTCTGCAGATAGAGTCTTAACATTCAACTGTTCATTCTGCATTGCTAACTTTTCTTTTTCATGCTTGTGTGATAGTTGTTCCTTTTCCTTAGCATGTTTTAATGCTAAGGAAGCACGCATTTTTGCCTTTGCTTCTTTGTCATGGAACTTATCAGTAGATGGAGTCTTTGAGTGGTGCATTGAACCAGTGTGTTGAGTTCCAATGATTTGTTCACCCAAGTGATGCTTAACTTTCATACGACGAATGTCGTGTGGAGAACCAGCTGGTACTAAAGTGTGACCAACATGAGTTGGGTCAAACACTTGAACTTCACCGTTGACACCATCCTCTGTTTCTTCTTCACAACCGCATTCTTCACGAACAGTGCGAGTATTCTCACCGCTAACTGCGTTTAGATTACCACTACGAGATCCCTCAGTTGGAGTTCCGCCAGTTTTGTAATTATAGAAGGTTAGAAAACCTTTTGTTTTGCCTTTTGGAGTCATTTCTTGCTTTGCACCTGTATCTGATTCTGGAGCATTAGGTTCGATCTTATCTGTACCATTTGGTTGGATAACTGCTTCTTTAACTTGTTTTACATCTTGAATCCACTTTGACACGAGTGCTCCCGATTCTTCTTTTAGTAATAGATGATTTGAACCACGTTTGACGATTTGATATTGCTGACCATTTGATTCAACGATGTCGCCAATGTTAAAGATTTCTCCTTTGAAATACTTCTCACGGAGTTTGTCTTTAACTAAGACGAGTTGTTCTTTGATTGGTTCTAACTGCATACCTGTGCGCATCTCATTCATTAGACGTTTACCGTCAATATCACGAATGGTGGAAGGTAGGAGTTTCTTGAAGTCTTCATAAAGACCCTTAGTCGCATATTGCTTCATCTTAGCATTATCAGCGTCTGGGTCTTTGGTGCCAATGGAGATAATCTCGACATTAGCAGATTCTTTTAGTTTCTTGAATCCATCGAACTGGTCTGCACCAGCGATGATGATAACTTTACGATACTTCTCGGAAAGTTGTTTGACAGTGGCAGAGAAGAAAGCCTCTCCAAGCGACTGGAACTTAGTCTTTGGGAACATCAGTTGTAGAAACTGACCCTTCTTTTCTTCGCTAATTAGTTCGGATGAAGATGTGTAGATGGAGTGGTCTGCCTTGCGTTGCTCGGCTACCACCTTTACTGTCTTAACTAGAAGTTCGTGTGCTGTGGTTGGTGGGTTAAATTCACCAAGAGCACAAACGAATGTATTAGACGGGAGTTCTTTTATTAGTTGTCTATAATCTTTCATACGATCCATCAATTAAGTAATTACGCCTACCTTTATTTAGGAGTATTAGATTGCGGATGCCAGTGTTAGGGCTGCAGAGATAATGTATCGACAGGCGATCTCATCAGTGGCTAGTTCTTGCTGTGCACGGATATCGGCGATCTCTTGTAGTAGGAACTGATACTCTTCAGTAGTTAATTGACCCTGTTCATAGTTATCCGTGATAACTAGAAGTTCGTTTGCTAATTGAGCAGCTGGACCACCTAGTCCTGCTTGTTCTCTTAAACCTTCCATAATGCTCATTTTATCGTCCTTTCCACGCATCTTCAACTACTTCGATACGAGTCTTGTTTAGTTTTAGGATAGAGTCACAGAACTTCTCATTCTTAGAGTTGTGTGCCTTTAGTAGTGCTTCTTCTAATTGAGCAACTGCTTTGGCTTGTGGGTCGCCACGCAACTCTGTATAAACTTTTAGATGGTGAACACGATCAAGTAAATTACCCCAGTCTTTATTAGAACAGTTTACTTTATTGACTTGAATCTGGATAGCAACGATCTGGTCAAACATAACTGGATCGTGCGGTCTTGGTAGAATAAAAGAACAACCAGTAAGCGCAACTGTCAAAAAAGCGAGTAATGTTTTCATTATACTTGCGTTACTGTGAGGATAGCAGAAGGGATAGCAGGGCGAGTAGTCGCATCGGTATAGAAGATACGCATTTCAGTATCATTTGAATGCCATGCCAGTTCAAAATAATCACCAACTAATGCTTCCTCAACGAAGTTCCAAGATGCCACGAACTTATCGTTGTTACCCACAGAAGTCATTTTAGTGTTAGAGAAAGGAACATTAACTCCATTCTTGACTAGCCACAATTCAAATTCATCAGTACCAGAATCTAACTTATCCATCTGTAGGCTGAACTGGATATTGTATCTACCAGCATGAGCAAATGTAATCTTAGTTAAATCTACAATGCTAATACCATCGCTGATAACTGGAGTGTTATACTTGACTAGATTTACAGAAGCAGAGTTTGCTTGAAGAGTGGTATCATAGGCAGTTAGACAATAACCCTGACGACCAATCATGTTTAATAGAATACCACCTGCGGTTACACCATCAGATAGTCGTAGGAAACCAGTTGCTGGATCGTAGAAAACTTCACCAGAGACACCGATGTGTTGGGTAACATCAGCCCCACCCATCTTGTCATTAAAGAACTTGTATGTCTTAGCCATTCTTCATAGCCTTTCTTAGATCGTTGTATAATTCTTCTTTGTGTTCTGGTTTCATTTGTGAAGACAGAGCAGCATGGAATTCTTTCTTTTTGCCACCAGATGCTAGTTCACGAAGTTTAGTGCCAGAGATACCTGCGACACCCTTAGCACCTTCGTCACGCTCTCCAGAAGAATGGAACTGAATGTCTTTGAAGTTGTAGTAACCATGAGCAGACTTCTGACCATTATACTTCTTAAGCATATCAGCCATACTTGCACGATCTGAACCGCCAGTGAAGTGTAGATGAGTCACACCTTTGTTGTATAGGTCAACAGCGTGGTGTAGTAGAGTTGGTTTATCTTTGGAAGCAACTTCAATGTTAGTTCCAGGGAATGCATTCTTAGCATGCTTCAACTTCTGCTCTGGACTTAGTGGATTCTTACCATCTTTAGTGCCATGAGAGTGTGATAGAATTAGAGTATGTCCACCCTTAACTTCCTTGGCTTTATCTTTTAGAGTATTGACAACTTGTTCGTGACCAGCAGTTGGCGGATTCATACGACCAAATGCGATAACATGATGTTGGTCTTTTGGTTCAGCACCTGGACGAGACTTCAATAGGTTCTGACGAGCGAACTCTGCACGATTAACCAACTTGGTTGGCTCAGTAACACCCTTGTGAGTGTGGCTATAAACGAAGCCTTCTGGTTTAGAAGCAACTCCACCGATAGCGTGAGCGTATGAACCTTCGTTCGCTTCTAGTGATTTAACGAGTTGATTCTTTGCTGACTGTAGATGACCATGCATCTCAAGGAACTTGTTATAGTGGTCAGCGTGTTTCTGAATATGTTTTAGATGATCAGATAGTTCACCAAGTTTTGCTTGTTGTGCCTTTTCAGTCTTTAGTTTACCAACAACTTTCTCATACTTGTCAGCAATATGTTTTTGTAGACCTTCAGCAGTTGGAGTTGAGCCATCACGAACTGTTTGGTTGATGTATGTACCAAGATGCCCTGCTTCGCCACCATGCTTCTCGATTGCTTTATACATCTTAACACCGCCACTAGCATTGATCATTCGTGCTTGTGACATATGTTTAGCGAATGCGTCTTTGGCTTCTTGGCTATAATTAGCACCCTTTGAATCGTAATCAGCAGTGTGGTGATAAACGTCTGGGTGATGACCAAAGTCGCTGGCATCTACATTATGATGAGCAGACATGTTGCTTAGTTTGTCGCCTTCATACTTGGTGTGGATAACTACGCCAAGTTTAGACTTCTTAATAGCGTCTGCTTTATCACCCTTTGCTGTATAGGTGATAGTGTTTGGAGTGAAGGAAGCAGAACCATCTTTATTATGAGTAACATCTTTACCAGAGTACATCAAGTCGCCTTGATAAACGCCAGTCTTTGGTGCAATCTTTGGTAGGTGATCAAGAGAATGTTTTAGTTTTTCTGCAAGACCTGGAGCGTGTCCGTGGTTCTTATCAACATCCTCTGGCGTATAGTTAATCTTTGGAGTCTTGTTGAAAGCAGACTTAGAAGCAACGAAGAACTTACCAGTTTCTGGGTGGTGACCAAACACAACTGCTGGGCTACCATCATACTTCATTGTTAGTTTGTTTGATTGAAGACCTTGTGTCATGTGATGGTGTGCGCCCATCAATGCACCTTCAGCATGGGCGAAACCTTCTTTACCATGGAAGATTGGACGGTCTTCAGCGTGGTGAATGTGCTTTAACTTAGCACCTTCTTGTGCTTCTTCTATTAAGAAATCTAGGAATGTGAACATATTATGACTTCAACTTAAATGTACCGACTGCACCTTTATGTGCGCCAGAAGAAGACTTAATGTTCATTAGTCCAACATTGGTCATCTTACCAGTCTTTAGATGCTTAGCCTTAATTGTTACAGAAGTTCCAGCACCAACGTGCGGAGATAGAGTGCTTAAATCAAACTGTGATAGATGATCATCTGCTAGATTGTGCATTGGTTTAACGATTGATTCTGCTGAACCATCATCCTTAACCTTAGAGTGCGCAACGATGTGAGGGATATGAGTTTGTGGAGATACTGAACTGCGAATAATTTCTGCGAGTTCGTCTGGTGACTTTTTAGTTAATGCACCGTGGAATTCTTTAGCGATCTGCTTACGAGCATGGACATTAGAGTTTCTTGCTTCGCTTGCTCGCCATGCAGCCTTACGGATAAATTCATCTTGTGATTTCTTTGGAAGACCATCGTGTGCTTTGATGAAGTCAGTAGCGTTAGCGTGCATCAACTTATCCTTTGGCTTCAACTTACCACCCTGAGCCAAAGTTCTTTCGTGTTTCTCCCACTCATCTCTAACTGCACCATAACCACCAGATGCAGCCATCTCATCAATCTTAGTTTGATAGTTACGATTATCAGCAGAGCCAGAGTAGTGTAGATTATCCATACGAGCCTTATGCTCGGTCATATGCTTTGCGAATGTACCAGTTGGAAGACCAGACATCTTCTCTAGTGAGTCAAGACCTGGATTGCGATAGTTAGGTTCTTGTGAACCATACTTGGCAGAAACGCCATGGTGTCCTAATGTCTTACCGTTCTTGTCGTGAATACGAACAATCAAGTCAGCGTTTGAGTTTACGTCTTTAACACCAGTAGTCTTTTCGTGGTCACCAGCAGTGTTTGCTTTATCAGCGTTTGAAGTCCAGAAGACATTGCCGATATGATGACCTTGCGCATTATTGATATGACCATTGTCAGTTAGGTGTTGCTTGATTGCTTGCGCAGTTTGCTTTGCGTGCATATCAATTTCTTTGTAAGCACCTGGACCAATCTGATGTTTCAAACGCTCATGAACTTGCTCTGGTGTACCAGCGTGGTCTGGGTTTTCTGACTCAGAACGATGGTGTTCAGGAAGTTTAGTTTCTGGATGAAGATACTTGGCAAGTAGCAACTCGTGCATCTTACCTTTGTCATCTGATGCTGCAGCTGCAGAAGCAGCAGCCATCTCGAGAAGAAGTTCTTCTTCTTCAATTAGATAATCTTCTCGTAGAAATTCTTTGAATGTTCTCATTACGCAAATGCCTCGATTAACTTCTGGTTATAGTTGTCTTGATATGCTGTCATGTTTATATTTACATTACCAGCATTCATAACTGGTGCAATATTATAGTATGATTTATTCATCTTACTAAACTCTAATGTCATAACGAATTGATAGTCGCCACTACTACTCTTCTGTTGACAACGAACACGGATTCGTGCAGAAGCAAGGTCAGCGAAATCTGGGATGTTTGGTACTAACTTCTTATTTAACTTCAGTGGATCTCGTTTATTTAACAGATAGAATCCATGAGTACCTACATTAATGTAGTCGCAACTCTTAGCGTTGTAGTAGTCGCAAATTGCTTTGGCATGAACAGGAATGTGAACCTCGTTCTGCCCACCAAATTGGGCGATGTCTTTCTTATATGCCTCTATTTTGGTCTTTGCTTCAAACAGAATCTTTTTACCACGTTTATCATTTTGTAGGTGTGGAACTTTACCACGCCAGTTTTTACCATACAACCCCTGTTTGTTCATCTCTCGTAGGAGATTGAACTCTTCACCAAGAGCCATTAAGAATACTTTTTCTGGATCGCCTTTGGTTTCACCATATGACCATACACCATCGGTGTACTTCATAACCAATGAACCTGCTGCAGTTGTGGAGATTTTAAGTTCGCATCCAGAAGTCTGCTTAAGACTAATCTTTTGAATAGTGAGGTCTGGTTTGTCGTGTGATGCGCCTGCAGTTCCACCAGTAGAGATGTGGAATTGCTGTAGTGCTTTGTAAGCGTTTTCTTCGTAAAGGAAACCTTGTTGTGCCATCACTGACCCTATTAGTATAATTTACTATTTAGGATTTACGAGATGCCTTCACAAGTCTTTCCTGTCGTTGATACTTACGTTCCCAAGTGAGAATCTTTCTCAATAGCAGTGGGATAACTTCGTTGTGCTTATCTGTCTGGAATACCTTCTGGATGCCAGAAAGGTTCTTAGAAACATGGTATTGTTTAGCGTTTCGAATCAATGTAGCGATAGGTACATTTGGTTTACGCATTCTAAAGTCTAGGTATACACAGTGAGCGTATGCTTCGATCTCGTCTTTACCAGCGTGGTATTCTCTGTTATCGTCAATTCGTTTGATACCAGACTTCTTCCAGTAAACCTTACCCTTAGTGAAGTCTTCGTGTTTGCCATAGTATTGACGACAGTGGATGATCTCATGCATCGCTACTTGAATCAGTCTAAACTTAAAGCGATTCCAGACGCTATCCTTAAACTTATATCGGTTGTAGGTTGTATCTGGGCTAGTGTAGATGTCTAGTTCTAATTTAGCCTCATCTGTATAGTAGCCACCACCCACAGAGATCTTAGTGGTTGGTCGTTTTTCTTTATGGAATCTAATGCGAAAACGCCACTTCTTGAAGTAATTCCTCAAGCCAGTGGCGTCATTCTTGTAGCGATCTAAGTCGCCCCAAATTTTGGATGGGATGAATTTAGCCCTAAAAGGCAGATCCTCAAATTTCAACATTTCCATGAAGTCGAAGTCTAAAGTCTGTAGGTAATTCATACCAGTTTTGGGAGTGTTACATCATTGGAATTGCTTCTCCAGAAACGCCAACACCTTTCCCTGCTCCTCTAAGTTAGTATTTGCAAACTCAGTAATATAGGGCATCAACTCAAAATTTGATTGGATTTTGCTATATTTAGTTTCCCGACCTTTTAGGAATTGGTCGGACTGCTCTGATCCACGATCCTTATAGCGTTGTTCTAGGATGTCCTTAGGTGCGGTTAGCATAACGATCTGGAGATCGGTATCGGGTAGACCCATCGCAAATTCCAAGAAAGACTGATTAAAGATTCGGTCGCCTTCGAAGAGAATGTTACAGTTATTGGTCTGGATCCACTTATGGACTTCTGGCTGGACTGCCATTGATAGGCGATCCGTACCAGCGAAAGTCTCACCTTCTTGATACTTACCTAGGATGTATAGGTCTAGTTCCTCGCAATACATAGCCGAGATTAGTTTTGCTGGTTCGCATTCGATCCACTTCTTACCTTCCATAAACTTACGGAAAAGAGTGGTCTTACCAGTTCCTGGACTTCCACCAACTGCGATTAGTTTTCTAGTTTTCATAGGATTGGTCTTCATAGTAAAGGTTAGTTTATCTGAGATGCCGACATTATCTTTAAACATTTCTTACTTCCTCGATAAAATCTTTTAGTTCTTGCTCGGTGAAACACCACACACGACCAATAAAGTGGTGCACATCGGCATCCTTATCGTGTTTCTTCGTGAAGGTGATTTTCTTAATCATATCCCTTGCAGCGTTCTTAGCCAAGTTTTCTTTGATCTCATTGGCATAGTCTGGAGCAACTTCTTTGAGTTTCATCAACTCTTGTTCTTGCACTTTATGGTCAATGGTCACACGATTCATAATCCACTTGTCCATAATATCTTCTACTGGTGCGTGTGCAGCGATTGTCAAAGCCGAAGCAGTGGTCATAGTCATCGGCACAATACCAGAAGTTGTAACAACCCCATAATCGCTACCAACAGAAGTAATACTTCCAACAGTCAAATCATCATTCATTAAAAGTTCTCCAATCCAATCAAAACAGGTTGCTCATCATCAAACATCCATTCCAAACCTTCAAGTTTACCACTGTTTAGGAACGATGCGAATCTATCTTTATCAATACCACGTTTGTGGTCTAGTCGTAGGTCAATGGTTTCGTTTCGTGCTTGCCACATAACTTCCCAATCAATACCATACCAACCATCTTTCTCACACTGCATAATTTCTTCTGCTTGACGATCTAGGTAGTAGCCAAGATAACGACCATGCTTCTCACGGAAAATCTTCTTGAATGAACACAAGCAAGTTTCCATGGTGAAATAATCTATAGACGATGCGAGTTCTGGAAATCTTGCTTCCGTCTCGCATAGAATCTCATAGGCTTGTGACTCAAGGTTTGCATACTCCACAGCAGTGAGTTTTCGATCCACATTGTGCTCTTGTGCGAGGGCATAAAGTAATCCATTACGATGAGAGCGAGAGCCATCAAAATCGTCCAGCATGAGAGAAGTAGGATTGATCCGAATACCAGCGGTATGCTTAAGATGCTGAAGATAAAACCAAGTACTGTAACGACCAAACTTATGCAAGCCAGACTTAACGCTTTGCCACAAGTTATCAAAGTTCTCTTCCTCAGTGTATCCATAATATGATTCCATTACCTCACGTTGTGTTTTATCTCCGATAAACTTCTGATAAGATGCGAACATAGATGGGAGATGACCCTTGTTCCATTTTGTATCTGTTTGATAACGTAGTCGTTTATAGTTAGCTGTGTTCCACTGTTCCATACGATCTACTGTAGCCAATTCAAAGTCAGGAAACTCATTCATGAGTACCCATGCAGTTGGAAGATAGTAAGTATTACCATACAACCAACAGAGCCATAGACGTTGTTCGTCATTGTGCTCGTATCTTTTGTTTAAGTAGTTGGTAGCCCAAACTGCTGGGTCGCAATCATCATACTTTAGTGACCACGCATACCAGCGAATGAACGCTTCCCTACGATTTTCTTGTAAACGATAATCCATTATCTTAAGAATTCTTCTAGTGATGGTTGTTCCATCAGTGCATCACGAAGCCATGCTTTACCAACAGCGTCAATTGCTGCTTGTGTCTTGGCTTTCTTTTTATCACCCCACTTGTAATTGTCTAACCCTTCCTTGCGGAATTGATCACGTGCTTTATATGGTGGCAAAGCAGACTGAGGATTAACTATCGCATTATCACGATAAGCAATTTGTTCTGCTCTAGTTGGGAAGAGTGGTTGATCAGAGCGGAGTGAACCAGTAGGATCTACTGCCCACCAGATGAGTCCGTTTCTGTAGTGCCAGCTGACTGAACTTGGGGTGCAGGAGATTTTGAGTCGTTGAGTTTTACGTTCTTCGCAGGCATACTTGATCCAAGCATCCCAGCACTTCGACGCATATCCCTTGCCTTCCTTTCCTTCCAGAGTAACAATTTCGTAGAGATTTGCATATCCATCCCGATTAAAAGTAGCAAAAATTAAGCAAACAATTTCACCGTTATCTTCAAATGCCATTGGTGGTGCTTTCTCATAATTCTTAAAGCGATACCACAATGAGTGTGCAGCCGATAAGAACTTGGTGTTCTTACCAGCTGGACTCTGTTTAATTAACTCTTCAACTCTCGTTGAATTAACGAATAGCATGTTGATAATCCACGGCATCTGCAATATCGACTCTTTCGATTAACATTGCAAGTTGCTCATCAAATGTAATATAATGATTCATTAGAACTTCCACAGGTGCACCACCAACCTTTGCACGGTTGGCAATATCCGATGTAGAAGTAATTATACACCCATTAGGAATGGAAGACAAGTATAATGGTCGCTTGCCGTTGCGATAAAGTTGCAACTTCTTATCAGTGGTTAGTTTGCAAACACCCATAGACATATGAGAAAACTCTCGTAGTGGGTCGTCAGAATGCAGAACTAACTCACTGTCATTCTTTGTGATACAATCGTAACCGTAAATCTTGTTCCAGTTCTCTGGTAGTTCCTGAGTGATTACCCCATTATGAACAATTGCTGTTTTATTATTACCAAGTGGTTGATTGTATTCTAAATCAGAAGTGCTGTAACGGCAGTGTCCAATTAGATAGAGGTTCCCATCTTCATTCACATATTCTGCGAAGTTGAACGGGAATTCCTCAGCTGGCACGGGTCGCTTATCTATGTGCAACTCACCTCCTTTAACATAGGCGACTCCTGTTGCATGCTTCCCTCGAATTTGTGATTCGAGGAAAACACGATTAAGCATTAACAAATCCTCTTTCGAGGGTTCAATAAGGATTGCTCCTACAACACCACACATTATCCGAAGAACTCCTCTAATGAGTTTTTATCTGCTTCTGGATGCATCTTTAGAAGTTCTGCACGACCAAGTTTTGCTTCACAGAAGTTGTACCATTCTTGGCTTTCCCACATTCCTGGATACACACCATTGAAACGTGGACGATAGTAAGGATGGTTCACATCATTCTTACAGTGTTCAACATATGCCTTACGAGTCTGTTCATACTCCCAAGAACCAAGTGTCAACATACCTTCGTGGAAGAACGCAATGATAGAGATACGTTCAGCATTTGGGTCGTCAAGAATCAACTCGGTGTTTCCGTGTAGACCTGCCATGTTGTTAACGAACAGTAGATCTCCTGGACGGATGTTTACAGCATAACCAATTTCAGGGAACACCAAATAAGCACCCCTATAGTTATCAGAGTTACTAAACACACAGATATTAGCAAAACCATCTTCCATGTTCGCAGGGTCATAGTGAGCAGCCGTTCTAAAGTTACGATTAACAGTAATAGTTGAAAATGGAGTGTCTGGTACTAGGAAACGCTTATCAACTTTACTTGCTGCACGCATCTGATTACCATAACGCCATGGTAACATTTCCTTGAACGCTTCAGCAAGATGCTTTAGATAAGGATATGACTTGGCAAACTTCTCTGGGTTTTGTTCAGTGTAAGAAGTTGCACGACCAAATGGGATACGTGGATAACGATCGTACCAACCAGCGATACCAGACAACACAGAGTTAGCGTAAGTAGTCTTACAGATTAGTTCTGTTTCAACCCACTCTGCTTCGTCAGCCTGTGCATGTGGTTCTAGTTTACGAGTTTCTTCAACCCACTTATCAAAGTCAAATGCTGCATCACGAACACGCTCAATTGACCAGACCTGTGCACGATTGCTAGGAATGTCAGCACGACCACCTTCATACTTCTTCTGAATGGCAGTGATTGGATCTTCACCCATTAGGTTAGCCTTGTTATCTTTGAATGCGTCAATAACATCCCACTGATAAGAAGTAACCCATTCACGATTGCCTAATTTACCTTCACGTGGTCCAGCTGCAGTTCCACGGTTCTGAGTTTCCTGTGCAGCATCACGAAGTCCTTCGTAGGCTGACTTAACCATCTCGTCAGAGAAGTAGTTCTTACGGAACTTGAAAACAATATTATGTTCGTCAAGACCTTTATCGCAACCATTACATTCTTTTGCGCAGTCGTTGGTCATATCCATCGCACATTTAGGTGGTAGATATAGATCCATATCGTATTCAACTAGCGTATGATAATGACGCTCATCCAACCAAGTGCCGACCAAATCTGGACGAGGTGTAACCTCTGCTTGGTCAAGCACCTTCACAATAACATTTCTTCCAGTGTCAATAGACATTTCTTTCTCCTTAAAACTTAAATCCTTCGAATGATTCTGTTCTTTGTCTGCGACCAAATGCTGATTTATCAAACATTGGTTCATCGTCTTGCCCAGCATCAGTCAAACCTTCTTGAGCAGATGCTTCAACATCATACAGTTTCATCTTCGCTCTGTCAATTCCGACCACAAAACGCTTATAGAAACTTGGGTCGTTATAACGATTCTTTAATTGTTTAACAATAATCTGGTTCAAACCTTCCAACTCTTCATTGCTCACTAGTGCAAACATAAAGTCGGCTGTCGCTGGAAGACCGAATGATTCAGAAGTATCTTCCAAACCTGGATCGCTATTGGTATAACCACCACGTGTCGTTTGTGTAGCCGATACGATAGGCACATTATACTCAACGGCAAGACCACGAAGTTCTTCTGCGATTGCCTTTACATATGTATAAGAGTTTACAGAGCCACCTTGTTTCATTCGCTGACTAGCACAAATGTTGAGATAGTCAATGAAGATAATGTCTGGTTTAAACTCTCGTTTCATCTTCAATTCTTCAAGCAAGGCACGGAAGTGACCTGCATGAGCACCAGCAGTTGGATATTCTTTAATGATAAGTTTACCCTGAGTCTTCTTAGAAATCTTACTAATACGATTCTCGTAGATATCCTTATCAATTACCTTCAACTCGTCCATGGTCAGGTTTAGCAAGTTCGCATCAATACGTTCTGCGATTCGCTCTTCTGCCATTTCCATAGTTATGTATAATACATTTTTACCCTGATTCAAACATGAGCCAGCAACGTGACACATGAACAACGATTTACCAACACCAGTACCAGCCAGTGCGATGTTCAGAGTTTTCTTGCTCAATCCACCTTTGGTGATTTTGTTGAACATATCCAAGTCGAAAGAAATCTTCTCCTCGACACGATGGTAGAAGTCGAATCGTGACAAGTGGTCTTCAATGTAGTCGTGACCAACGTGACTATCAAAAGAAACGGCAAGAGCATCAGATAGGATAGAAGGAATAGCATCTTGTGTGTGTTGTTTATCTCTACCATCAATGATAGAGATGGAGTTAAGGATTGCGTTATAAACTGCTCGGTCTTTACAGAACTTCTCAGTGTTCTGTAACATCCAGTCTTCATTAACTGGTTCTTGTGACAAACTGGAGATGAAGGATTGAACTTCACCCAGTTCTTTGTCTGTCAAATCATTACGATTAGAAACTTCAATCTGCAGAACCTCTTTGGTTGCTGGCTTGTTGTATGCGTTGAAAAACTTTACAATCTCTGCTGCAACTACGGATTCTTTCTTGTCTGCAAAATATTCTTTCTTGATGAATGGAATAACTTTTCGACAATAATGCTCATCATGAATCAGATTCGCTAGAATCTTCTGTTCTATTCTCATCAATTCCGCCTGTGTATGTAATACTATTTTCTTCAATACCTTGATGAATCAATTCTTCAAGTATCTTACCTATGTAGGTTTCAAATGGTTTCATGTCTGACATAGCCTTACCAGCATAGTCAATAATCTCATATTCGAATGCAAGATTAACCTTGTCATTCTCTTCATCCACATCCAATGAAACCTTACCATAGGTATAGATTATACCATCAAATGGAGGATCGAGCAACTTTACTGCTTCCATGCCGTTGCTACGACTCTCCATAATTTGAATTGGTAGATTATTCTTCGTCATCTTCAAAGTCCAAATCATTTAATGCTTTGTCAAGATCGTCAGACTTAACCATATCAACTTGACCGATTGAGTATTTGTTCTTAACGAAATCATAGAATGTCTTGTCCATTAGGATAGGCATCCAGAAGTCTTTGGTTTCAGTATCCTTCTCACGGTAGTTCTTTTCTTCACCTACCTTTTGATACCAACCATTCTTAGGTTTGATCACATGCCCAGACTCAAGAGCGAGATCGAGCAAGCCAGACCAACGGCTAATACCGCCATCAAAAGATACGCTAACAGGGATTTTAGATTTTTCTTTGACATAACGTGACTTTTCTACGTTGATGATAAAGTTGTAACCAGTGACTTCAGTACCATCTTTCTCTTGTTGACGACCAAGGATGAAGATGTTATCAGCTGAGTAATACGAACCAGTACCACCACCAACGATATCTTTAGGGAACATACCAATTTCTTTGTATGTATGATTAACAACTACGCAAGGAATGTCCTTGAGAGTTAGGTGAGGTGTAACCATACGGAACAGACTCTTCATCTGCTTCGCACGTGACATATCAGCAACAGACTTTTGATCCAAGGCATCTTCAACTTCTTTCTTAGAAGCCAAGTTACCGATGGAGTCAATGACAATCATAATCTTGTCGCCACGCTCGATTCCGTTAAGTTGTTGCATGATGTCGAATTTGAGTTGTTCCACATCAGTAACAGGAGTGTGCACCACACGATCGGTAGAAATGCCAAATGCATCAAAATAAGACTGTGGAGTACCAAACTCAGAATCGTAGAATAGAATAACAGCATCTTCGTATTTGTCCAAGTATGCCTTAGCCATCAACAGACTGAAAGCAGTTTTGAAATGCTTCGATGGTCCAGCCCACATTGTAAGACCTGGAGTTAATCCACCGTCCAGACGACCAGATAGTGCTACGTTGATCACTGGAATGCTAGTGGCAATCATGTCCTTCTTAGTGAAGAACTTTGATGTTGCAAGGACAGAGGTGTCCTTGATAGTTGTATTCTTGCGGAGTTTTTCTAATAGACTCATGTTAACCTTTCAACCATTCAATTAGTTGGTCTTCTTTCATAACACCAACGTGACGTTTGATTTCATTCTCGTCTTTGTCAACGAGTACCATAGTTGGAACACCACGGACTTGGAAGTTCTGAGCCATCATTAGATTCTCGTCAATGTTCACATCTTCAATTGGCGTAGTAATTTTATCACCAGCATTCTTAATAATCTGTGATTGGACTTTACATGGTCCACACCAATCAGCGTAAAATTTTAATATTTTCATTCCATTCTCCTATCATCAGAAGTAATATTATACACGTTTTTGTTCTGCAAGGCAACTAATTCTGGATTCTTAACATCGAACACAAATGTAATGCGTGTTTCATCTCCAAGATTCTCTGTTCCGTGCGGTTGTTTATTATCAAACCATACGAGCATTCCAGGTTCAATTACAATGTCTTCATCGCCAACATGATAGCGATACTTGCCTTGGATTGATAAATGGTAACGATCTCTTGTAAGATAGTAACTACCTTTATCAATATGCGTTCCTACCGTACCACCAACTGGTAATGATAGGAAGCCACAACGAGAGATATTTTTGAAACCCAGTGCGGATAACATATTCAGAATCTCTGTGTGATGTTGAAAAGCAGGGGTGGTAGTACAAAGTTCACTATCACCAACGTATTCGTCTGCATTATGAGCAACACCAATAACGAGTTGCAACACCCCTGCGGAAACTTCTGGGAATCCATACTCATCAACTAGATCGTGCACACCTTGCATTTTCTTTTGTGCACCCCAGTCGCTGGCGTATTCCCTCAACTGTTGCTTGATGCCAGAAACATCAATCCCAGTTTCCAATACTTTAATATACTTACCCAAAGAAATCCTCCAATGAAGATTCTTCTGCTGTCTTCCACCCCAGTGGTTCAATAACAATCTGGAGTGCATCAGAGAAAACCTTCTCAAATTGTTTGTCGTAATCTATGTATGCGTGCAATCCAAGTTCCTGCGGAAGAACCTGAGTGAACGCAATCACATCTTCATGGATGGGGTTGGGAGTTCGTAGATATACGAATTTAATCTTATCACCGTCACGAATAGACTGGTATTTGTTTTCAATACCTTTACGCTTGCAGTGATGATTGAATAGTAATGCAGCACGAACTTGGATTGGAGTTCCCTTCATATAGACAGGTGAACCAGCATACTGCTTTAATCCATTACAAGAACGAGGGAATGCGATATCCTCGACTGGCATCTTATCAAACTCTTTCTTGAAGTCCATCACATACTTATGTAGGTCACTTTGAGTGCCGTGTAGAATCACCTGCAATGAGTCACGCAACTTATCACGAATAACTGCAGGTGTGGATGACTTAACCATTTCAAGACCCATGACCTTGACTTTTGGCTTCGCATACTGCACACCCTCAGAGTTATGGACGTTAATAACATAACGCTTCTTCGCAGTCCAGATGGCTTTATCGGCAAGAACTTCTCGCTTCATAACCATCTTCTGTGAGTATGCATTCATGTAATCGGCTAGTTCTTGATAACCCTGATCAATGAATGGTTGAAGAACTTCTTCGCAAATACGATCCATGTACTTGATCTTACCATCGGTGTCTTTATCCTTGGCAACCTTCTCAACCAATTCTTCCAATGTCAGATAGATTGAGTCAGTGTCAATCGCAACAACGAAGTCTTTACCCTCTGTCTTGAGAGTCTTATTCAGCATGGCATTGAGTTTGTTCGCCATCCAACGAATGGACAACTGACCAGAAGTGGTAATACCTTCAGCCATACGAATATCGAAGTAACGGAAGTATTGATTACCCATCGCACCATAAGCAGAGTTCAATGCGATCTTCATCGCCATCTGCAGGTTGTTTAGGCGAGAGATATCTTTCAACAGGTGAGTCTTGCTCTTGTCGTTTTGATATTCCTGTTCAACCTTCAACATCTGCTTCTTAAACTTGGAGCGGTTGACATACATCTGTTCCATCAACTCAGGCATGAAACCTTTTACATCACGACGATAAGTCCAGCCGTTTGCAGTTAGACAGAGATCTCTACGCTTTGCGTATGATGTATCAATCTCACGTGCGAGTAGTTTATCAACAGTCACAGGAATCTTCTCGCTTGTGAGAGTTTCTGGGCTGATGTTGTACTGCATAATCAAGTGAGGATACAGAGAGTTCAAGTCGAATGAAACCATCCACTTGTGTTGACCAATCAGTGGGTCTTTAACATACGCACCTTCGAATTGAGTATCCTTACCACCATTACTAACCTTCATTGGAATGACGATGTTCTTCTTACGTAGGTGATTGTAGATAATCGCATCCCACATACGAACCTGAGAGTAAACATCTTCAGGATTAATCTTAGCCTGATACGCCATAGTCAAATGCAGTTCAAGCAGACGCATCTTGTCTTCAAGTCGGTCTACAAGTTCAACGTCATGAATGTTATAGTCAACGAAGTCTTGCCAGTAGTCTGTGTAGAAGTCACGGAAGGTTTCGCCTGGATTCTCTTTCTTCTTATCGCCTAGTTCTTGTTCTGCGATATAGTCCAGTCGGTACGACTCTTGCTTGGTGTAGGTATACTTTTTGTACAACTCAAGGTAATCAAGCTGAGAAATGCCAGAAATATCATAATGCTGTTCTTCATTGCCTTTGATGAATGTGTTTCGCTGGTTTATGATACCCCATGGTGACATTTTCTTTGCGAAAGTCTCACCCAGTTCTCGACCAATACGATTGATTAGATATGGTACGTCAAAGAAGTCAGTGTTCCAACCAGTGATGATGTCTGGATAGTTTTGTTGCCACCAGACCATAAAGTCTTTCAGCATAGCCAGTTCGCTGGTGTATGCTTGATATGTTACATCGCTACGTTTGTTGGTGTAGGAATCGCCAGTTGGTGAATAACCAAACGTGGTGACAGTCTTCTTCTGAAGATCCTTGACAGTGATTAATAGAATCTCTTCGGATGCACTACGGATATCTGGGAAACCAGACTCAGTGGCAGTCTCAATGTCGATTGTGAATACTTTGATTTGTTCCATATCCCAATTGATGTCATCGGGATAGGTATCGCTGATATATTGATAGGCATAGTTGGTGTTACCATAAACTGCGAATCCAACTACGTCTTCGTACTTCTTGACGAACTCCTTGGTCTCTTTAATAGTTCCAGGTTTCATTTCGTCAACATACTGACCTTCCAGAGTCTTATACTTGGATGGCTCTTTAGAAGTGACAAAAAGCGTAGGGTAGAAATCTACCTTACGCATATACGGACGACCATGGAGGTATCCTCGAACGAGGATCTTGTCACCCCATGGTTGGGCTGATGTGTAAAATTCTGACATTAAACTTGTTCTCTCAATTGTTCCCATGCCTTATCGGCTAAGAAGATAGCATCTTCTACTGGTTGATGGTTATATGGTTCGTTTTGATGCCCATTCATACAGTCATCGTCATATCGAGAAGCCATATATGTCGCTAAAAATGTAGCAATATATTGGTTCTTAAATTGTTTTTCTTCCATACATTAGTTTCGTAAAATTATAAATAGTAGTATGAAAACTACTCCATTCACATACCTTCTCCACTGCACCGCTACAGACCAATATTACTATGGTTCTCGATATGGTAAGGGGTGTCATCCATCTTCTCTTTGGAACACATATTTTACCTCATCTAAAGTTGTAGAGCAACTAATTTTAGAGCACGGTAAAGATGCATTTAAGGTTTCTGTTCGCAAAGTATTTAATACTCCAGAAGAAGCCAGAAGATGGGAGACCAAGTTCTTAAATCGTGTTAAAGCTGCTCAGTCTGATAGATGGATAAACCAACACAACGCAGACGAGAAATTCTATTGCAGAGGGCATCACGGTAATCTTGGAAAGAAACTAACCAAAGAACATCGTGAAAACATTAGCAAAGGGCAAAAAGGTTCTAAACGAGATCCTCTATCCCAAGAAAGAAAAAAGAGGATCTCAGAATCTCGTAAAGGTCAAACCCACTCACTAGAAACTAAACAAAAGATGTCAGATACTAGAAGAGGGGTATCCAAAACTCTAAAACTGGTCACTTGTCCACACTGTGGTAAAACAGGAAAGGGTGGTAATATGACTAGGTATCATTTCGATAAGTGTCAAACACTCTTACCGTAGAGCAACTGCATAGCGTCTAGTGCGCAATCGTGAACTGGATGATGCTTGATCACTTCGTGGCGTTTGAAGAGAGGATGATCCACTTCTACATAGCCATCGGTTGTGCCATAGAGAATATCCACGGCAGTTCTCACATCACGCCACATATTATACCGTGTAATCTCTTGCAAGCCAAATTTAACTGCGAGCGAATCAATTGCGAGTTGATCGAGTGAACCACGTGCCCACATGGTTTGTTGACTTGCGTTTGGAAACTTAGCCATGTAGTCGTAGAACTTTTGCATTCCGTTCTCAACAGTCATGTCCTCTCTAGAAGGATTTAGGCTAACTTGTTTAACGTAGTCGTGCTGTTCTTTCCACCACTCAAGAGTAGATTTGGATACAGTGCGACCAACATCCATCTGCTCCTTTGCGTTGAACTTAACAAAGCAAGCATTATCAAGTAGGTCTTGATATGTAGGTCGCATCTCTGGATCGAAGTGAACCATCGCTGCAGAAAGGACTACAGCGTTTGATTCAACTCCCAAAGTTTCAACGTCAAATAAAAACATTAGTATTCTACCTTTTCACCATCACGAGTAAAGAAAGCATTGATCTTCTGCTCATCAGTCCAACTAGAACAATATGAATTGTCCAAGTCGCATTGAACGAGAGCCTCAACAGTGCTATCCATCACACGATGAGAAACAATAACCTCATCCAAGTGTTCTTGAGAGAACTCCTTGGCTTCTTTCATAACAACTGTATCGAGTGCATACTCTGGATGTTCCTCTGGCACTTCAACCATGTATCGCATACGGAACATTGACACACACTCAACCATTACCCATTTATTCGCCATAATCTAACTCCATCCAATTTGTTTCTTCAGGCATCAATTCTAGTGTAACATCCTCTGCTTCGTCAACATCTTTTTGGAAGCCAGCAAGAACACCCATTGTGTAACCACTCATACCGTAAGTATCTTTGTGGACTTGATAGACGCTACCGCTTGAACCATGGAAGCGATACAAGTCACCATCCTTCTCAACTTTGGTAACGCCACTGTTTAACTTCCAACTGTCTCCAGTAGCAAAACCACCGTACCAAGATGCTAGAACTTTATACACAACATACTTTGGTGTTGTGAATTTTAGCATCACCCACTTATCTGGATTGTACTCACTCATCATCATCCTCACTTCTGTATTTTGCTTGCCTTGCTTGGTATTCTTCTTCGTGCTTATCACAAAGAGTACGAACCCAACCACCATGTCGTAGCGTTCCACGATCTCCGCAGGTTTCACAAGTATGTGCTGCCCAAGATTCTGCCATGCGAACCATACCACTAACCTCGTTGTCGCCACCGTAGTAGTAGAAACGAAGCCCACCAAACTTTTCTTTCACTTGCTGAGCAACTACACGATGAACGTAAGGTGTGATTTCTCTATCACCATTCTCTAGGATTTCATCGGCACGATCAATTTCCCATTCTGTTGGTGCACGATTTCCACCACTCAAAAACTTAATGAGTGCATCACGACCTTTCTTAGTAGCACGTGCACGCTTTAGATCATACACACGTTGCTTACGTTTCCAGTCAACATGATGCTGGATTTGTCCGCACAGAGAGTCGATGATTTGATACCAACCATCACCACACTCGAATCCCCAGCACATGGCAGTTTCCTGCATGTTGCCAAAACGATTCTTAAAGATAGTAGGATACTTCTCTACCAATTTTGCATCTAGTTCTTCACGCATTTTAACTCCAAGTTCTGTGTACTTCAGCAACCCATTCGTTGCCATCATATTCTGCAATTTCATATTGCACATTGTCAGGAATTTCTACGACCTTTAGTGTAGCATGACGACCTGCATACTTCTCAGCATCTTCCTCAACAAGTTGAACCAGTGCTGGATCATCACGAGCAATATCTCGATCGTAAAGAGTCTGCGCAGAATGCTTCTTGTTGTGCTCAACACGCTCTTCCATAGACATCTCAAACCACTTACCGTCAGGTAAATCTTCAACACGCTCTTCTTTTGGCACAAGCCAGCAAGTGAAGATACCTAGTGAAGCATACTTACCATCATCTTCAATCCAATATGGCATACCTTTTATTTCGCAGTAACGAGCATATCCTTCCTTTGAAAGACCGAAGCCACCATACTGTGCATTGATAACTACTTTCATTATATTTTACCCCATCCAATGGTGACGACGATCGTATTCGATACCTAGCGTCTTGTGAATCATTTTATCTTTAATCATATCTGGAATTGTAAGGTACGGATACTCCAGAATAAACGGACAACCCTCAGTGTGTCTCCAACTGTGCGTTGCAAAGAAACCTTTTGCTGCTTCTAAATCCTTCTTCGAGTTCTGGTCGAAGAATCGCTTCTGTTTAATAATCTTGTCGAGTATCATAGTATCGTAACCTCAAATTTGTCCACAGCCATTATTTTACCTGAATCAACGGGAAATGTCAACTTAATTCTGTCTTTGCGATCTGGGTAGATTACAACTTCTCCGTTGTCCCTAACTCCAAACAACTTTAAATCATAGTTCAGTTGGAACTTTTGATTGTAAACTTCTCGTCCATTTTCGTAACCTTTAACATTCACAAAGATGGGTTTATCAAACGAGTCCAAGTTAAACTTACCTGCTTGCTTCTTTACATCGTAGTAGTCTTGCTTCCACTTCTCTTGGTAGCCAACATCACCAGTGAACATCATCCACTGTGGTGTCAACTCAATGTCTTTGATTTTGAAATACATTGCAGTGCTACGATTATCAATCTCCTTGATTGCGAGTAAACGCTTCTGCTCATTATACAATCGTTCTTGTAGATGAGTGCGAGTTTCTCGACTAACCTCTGCACCACCAGTAACAATCTTGTTAGTTCGTGGAACTACTTTGGCTTCGATTGTTACCTTAGTGCATTGATTATCAACAATAGTGTAAGAACTGATAACACCACCTGTATAATCAGTAATCTTTTCATTGTACTTCTTTCCGTCTGTGTTTCGTTCGGCTATCAACCAAAGACCAGCAACCTTTTCTACTGCTACAACCTTAGCATTATCCAATGCTTGTTCGCAAGTTTTACCAACACCAGTGGCTAATACTGTGACTGGATCTTTCTGAGCAGGTGCTTTATCCTCACGATATGCTTCATACATCAACGGAGGAATAATAACCTGCGCAATGATAAAAGGATCTGCCAGAGCAGTGGTCGAAACCAAAGCACTGGCGAGGATTAGGCTCTTCATTACTGGCTCATTGCAGCACGGAGTTGCTTGGCTGCATTCATTGAACGCTTATCAACCTTCATCACAACCACAACAACCTTACCATCGCTGGATACTTTACGATCTGCGATGTAAACACCCTTCAGAATACCATTGGCATCAACAGCGATCTTCTCTGAAACTTTCGTAGCGATAGTTGCTGCTTTCTGCTTGGTCTTGTTGTCGTCTTCAGAGACTTCCTTAGCAAGAGAATCTGTGATAGTGTCAACAGTCTTACCAGACTTTAGATCGGTGTTCATAAACTCAACGATGTTACGCTTGGCTCGCATTGTGGCGATGTTCATAGCCTGTTCAAGACCAGCATCATCGTTGATTGGAACTGCAGCAGTACCAGTTGATTTGATTTCTGTCCAAGTGTTTTCGGTGTAGGTCACTTCAACCTTACCAAAGTCTTGGGTATACTTGATGGCTTCTGGCGAACTATCTTCAGTCAGTTTAGTAGTACTACATGCAGTAGCCATAACTGCGAGTGCAACAATCAAAAGTTTCTTCATAATATAATTACTCCAATGTCAAAGAATATACAACTGTGTCAGGTTTGTTATACAACTTTTCTAGTTTATCCTTCATGTAAGGATTCTCTAGATTGCGACCCAGTCGTTTCGGCGACTTAGGATCTACTCGCTCAACAACATTAACATCACTGTTAACCTCTGGTAGCGAATCTAGTTTAGTCACAACAGGTTTATTAACCAATGCAACTTGTACACCTCTCAATCGAGCAAAGTCTTTATCGAACTTAGCCCATTCAGTATCAAAGTCTAGTGCCATCACATTGGTTGACACTAGTGCCATAATCAAAAGTTTTTTCATTTTACATCACTCAACGAGTCAGCAACATCTTTGTCTTCACGAACCTCAACAAAGATTGGGAGGAACAAAGATTCTTCACCAGCTTTGTTTTTGATTCGCATGTTATACTTTACAGCCACAATTTTACCAACCAACTGATCACGAATACTCCAAAGATTATCTCTATGAGCATCATTGAAACCAGAACCAACACTGACGGTAAGACGCTTCCCGTTTTCAGATCGGGTTGCACATAGTACAGCACCGAGTTTTCCAGCATACTTACCAGTGCCCTCTTCCACTCCGATAATTTCGAGATCACACTCCATCTCACCTTTGAATTTGATTTGGTGTTTTGCACGTTTGTTCTCCCAAATGCCACGCTTGTCTTTCAGGATAATACCTTCTTGACCTTCAGCAAGCAGTCCTTCAAACAAAGTCTTTGCTTCGTCGTAGGTTTCAACTTCCCACGAATCTACAAGACCAACCTTCACTGGCTGATGAGTGTCAACCAGAACACAAAGTGATTCAAAACGAGTACCGTAAGGAATACCACATTCACCATCAGAGAACTGCATGAATGGGATCACATCCCAAACAGTGGCGTGTACCTTTGCTGCTTCAGCTGCAGAGATTGTACCCTTGTTGGCTTTATTCAGAATACCATTACCAGTCTGACGATCAAGAATCTTACCATTCTCTTTAACCAACAACTCACCATCGAACACACAGTCGATGTCGCCAGCCATCTTGATAAAATCAGCGTCCAGATTTCCCAGCAGTTGAATTTCTTTGCCATTGCGAGAGCGGTATTCCACTTTGCCAGCCCGAACGATTGCGTTGAATCGCATTCCGTCCATCTTGGTTTGTACCAGTGCTGGGAATTCCACCTTGTCTACGAGTTTCTGCTCGAACTGGCTGCACAGCATTACTGGATAGTCGTTCACCAAGCCAGTCCACACTGCGTTTGCGGTTGATACTTGAACCCCACATTTTAGATCCTTTTGAATAATACGCTCAAGAACCTTAGCATCATCAGCACTAAGGGAAGACAGTAGCATGCGGAGATGTTCAATCGCTGCATTGCCAGTCACATTGCGTGACGATAGATCGTACAGACCACCAAGTGCATTCTGCAGAGTGGTGATAGTTTTGTCCGTAGTGTATGCGGGAATCTTACGGATGTAGAACTGGGTGAATGGATCAAGTGCCAGACGAACAACATGCATCAGCAGTTGGTTATCACGATTCTCTTCCAGTTTCTCAATCTTGTAGTTGCGAGAACTGTTGGAAGCCAGATCGTTAAAAAACTCATGCAAGTTCATTCATCACCTCATCAATATGTTTACATTTGCCGTGGTACTTGTATCCCACACAGGAACAATTATACCCCAATTCATCTTGCGAGACAACATATTTGTTGCCTTTGGAACCCTCAATCGTCCAAGTCTTAGTCGCTTCTCCTGCAAAGTTGTAACCAGTTTGCAAGATTTTAAACTTGCGATAACGAGTATCAATCTTCAACGGAGTGCGTAGCATCTGGAAGTCATTCGGGTTGTTCCACTTGAAGTAGCCATAAACCTTTTCCATATTATCTGACATCAGATAGGTATGGTTAGGCTGTCGGCTGACTTCCTTCCAGTGGGTTAGTTCTTTTACCAAAATCATTGCATCTTCCTCAACTCTCTATAACATCTATTATACAGTAATTTGCAATTAAAGGCAACACCTTATTTGACCTGTAAATTCGGGGTTCTAGAATGCGAAAAACCCTCTACGAGAGAGGGTTTGGAGGGAGGCTAGACGCTGTATCCTAGAGGGTTGCGAGGGCGGATGCAGGGGCGATTTGGATCCCAGCACCGAAAATACGGTTGTATTCGTTCACCATATTCTGGCTCGGTTCTCCTTCTGCTACGATCGCAGACTTGAGGAAATTGATATTACCGTCACAGTAAGGCATATATGGCATTAGTGCCACACCCATACCTTCTTGAGTTCTCTGCAGCATAACAACGGCTGGATTCTTAATTTCTTCTTTCTCTGCGAAAGAATTAAATACCTCACCAATCATTTCTTCGCCACTTACTAATTTAAATACTACAATGCTTCCTGGTTTCATAGTTCCTCACTTGATAATCTGTCAATAAAATCTGCTGCAGCGTCTTGTGTTTGAAAACACTCAACGTAAATCTTGTTCAAATCAAAATTATGCTGTGCAATAACCAACACCTGCTTGGTCTTCCAAACAGATATTTTAAATGTCCACTCACCCCTCATAACAGGGACAAATGAAATCATGTTCTTGGTTACTTTTGCTTTCATACCTATATTTAGGTATGAGCAATCCCCTCGAACATAGTACGCATGGCGTTTAGTTGAGTTCTATAAACCATATCGTACAGAGCCATACGATCTGCGTAGGCATCAAGTACAGCATCAAATGGTGACGCTGGAGCAATTTCTACGTTGGCGTCTGATTCACCATACTCAGAAACTACCTGCATATCATTCTTACGAGCAATATGACGCATGATAGCGTTCTCAGATAGGCAGTGCATATAGACAGTACGAATGTTTCGTGTCTTCAACCACATCACTGTTCTGTCAAACAATTTCTGAGCAAGACCATTACCACGATAATCTGGGTCTACTGAGCAACCAAGTTCAGCAGTGGTGTCGTTCAGTTTTGCTGTATGACATGCAGCGATAATACCACACTTCTCTTCTACACCAAACCATTTGTTCTCTGGTTTACCAAGAGTCTTTTCTACATAAGCAGTAATGTACTCATCGTTGACTGGTGCACCGAAACGAAGTCTGCGGTCTTCAGCCTGCAATGAGTGAAGATGCCTGATAAGTTTATCCCTATCAAGAATCGTTAGTTTTCTTGGAATCATAATACTAAAGGGGAGTTGCCTCCCCTACCCCCGATTAATCGTTCAGGAATTGCTTTTCACCACGAGTCTTAACAGCGACTTTCTGTGGCTTCTTTTCTTCTGGGATTAGACGCTCAAGAGCAATCTTAAGCATACCATTGAAAAGTTCAGCGTCCTTTACTTCAACTTGGTCGTTGAGTGCGAATGTGCGAGTGAATGCACGAGCCGCAATACCTTTGAATAGGTAGCCATCATCAGCATCTGCTGAAGTGACATTACCCTTGACAACTAACTTACCACCATCAATCTCGATGTCAATCTCGTTCTGACCAAAGCCAGCGACTGCCATCTCAATTGTGTAATGAGTGTCATCAACTTTCTTGATATTGTATGGAGGATAGTTTGGAATGTTCTTGGTGATGTCGTCATGAAGTTTTTGCATCTTCACTAGTTGGTCATCGAAGCCAACGAAGAACTTGTCGAAGTCCTTGAAAGTGTCACCAAAGAATGTTGGAATAAATTTTTGATTCATAGTTTTCTCCTATTAAGCGAAAAACTCTCTAGCAAACCCGAAGCGAATGAAGAGAGCCATGTTAAGTTAAATCCTGCTTACTGTATTACAGGGACACCGTATCGTCGTGCCAGCGTAAAGACGCTCCTAAGGTAGTAGAGCCTATTCTTACGTTCCCATCCCGAGGGATGCTAAACTATTTAGGCAGCTGGTGTTTCAGCTGCTTGTTGCATTGCAGCGACCTGTGGCTCGCCTTGTGCTTTGATCTTGCCGATTAAGGTTACGACTTCTTCGAATGGGTGCTTTCCGAGTACACGGAGAATAGTATTGCATTCGTCAACTGTCAATTCTAGTTTAATGATATCGTTCATTTCGCTTTCTTTCCTATGTTATAGTGAAATTCCGATGTTATATTGAAAACGCTATTACACTAAATAATAGCATGGGTTACGATACCATCAATATCACCCACTCTAATATCTACAAGGAGATACCAGCATGAACCATTATTCTATTTATAAAGTAACAAATAAAATAAATCAAAAAGTCTACATTGGATTTTCCAAAGATTGGAAAGTTCGCAAGCGCAGACATAAATCTATTTATACTACCCACCAATCTAAATTTTATACAGCTTTAAAGACGCATGGTTGGGAAAATTTTATCTGGGAAGAAATCTATTGTTCTTTAGATAAAGAACATTGCTTTAAGACTATGGAGCAATTCTTCATAGAACAATTCGATTCCATTAAAAATGGATACAACATTATCGAAGGTGGTAGTGGAACACTGGGTTCAACCAAAGATAAAGTTTGGATCAACAATGGTTCTATCACAAAAAGATGTCACAAAGATCAAATCCCAAAAGGATGGATAGAAGGTAGAATCAAGATTACTCGTAAAGTGAAAATGTCTCAGGAGTCTAAAGACTCAATTTCCATGAAAAATAAACAACACGGAACAGCTTCTACTTTGAATAAAACTATCTTGACATGTCCTCATTGCGGTAAATCAACTAATGTTGGGTTGGCAAAAAGATGGCATTTTGATAATTGTAAAGTCAAGACCTCTTATTCTTAGCCCCTATATTGTACTTGGGTACAAGTTCCCACTGGTCTTTTTCTTTATAAGAGACCACCTTAATTTGAGACAAAGATGCTTTCTGGTCTGCTTGTGACGGAACAAGAATCTTTAATAGATCCCAGTCTTGAAGCAATCCAGCAATAGCGTTTCTTCGCTCGACATCGCCACTCGTGATGTTCGATTCTTTACCATCAAGAGCAAACAATTCTTTGAAGTGCACAATAAAGTATCTGCCTTGCTTATGTAAAATGTGGCAAGATTGATACAGTTTATTTTCTTTTCTGGAAGCGATCCCGATACGGGTAAGAGTCTCACGCACTTTTAGAAAGTTGTCTGGCTCTGGCAGACTCACTTCAAGCATCGACTCAGGCGTCCAGTCGTAGTAAACCATCTCTACAGTCATTATTTTCCACCTTTGTATAATTTTTCTTTTATCATAGTCAGTTGGTCATCGGTGAGAATCGTTAGTGCCTCCTTAGTCTTCTCATTCGAATAACCAAAATATTCTTGTACCAAACGAAAAGATTCAGTCTCAGCGTCCTTCTTGTGCCATTTACTGAACCTCTTTTTCTTTGGTATACTATTTAGGAAAAATTGAAACTGCCATGCGTTCGGTGCATCATAACGCTGATTCATCTCGTTCGCATAAAGAACAGTATCGGGGAAATATGATAGACCACGATTGATCATGTAAGGAAGATATTCCTTCTCGTTCAATGGGTCTTCTGCTATCAGGTCTTTCTTGGTTAAGTTAATCGCATTTAGAAAATCAAATGGTGTTGTCATGACAACAACCCTGCTTTCTGTAGTTCCTCTTCAGATGCAGCGAACTTCTTTCCTGGATAACGAGCAGTTAGAGCATCTTCTAGTTCTGCCTTAGTCTTACCTTGTGCCATGAAAGTCTTATCGTCTTTTTTGTAGACATAAAACATTTCACCATGTTGTTCAATGGTAATTTGAATTAGAGATTTCTTCTCTTCTTCAAGATTCTTTTCTACTTCTTTAACGAGTTGTTTAGTGACTTTAAGAGCGTGTCTTTCCCTAGCATTCCAACCACCAATAGCACCGTAAATAAAAAAAACTACAGCAACTACAAATAGAATTAAGAATTCCATATTAACCTCACTTAAATTTGCACTGCGCCATGATCTCGGTTAGTGCAGCCATAATATTTAGCTCGTGGTCTGCTACAAAAGCTGACTTGAATTGATAGTCGGCTAGTAACAGTACGAGTTGTGGAATGCTATTTGGTTCAATGTGTTGTGTGGCTGTGTCATAAAACTCACGGAATAGAGTTGCCGTGTCTGCATCAGACTGTTTAGCGACCCACTTACGCACTTCCACAAAGTCCTTTTCTTTCATTAGACGAACCAATGACTTGAAAGACTCTTCAGACATATTGACTAGGATACCAGAGTCAATCTTACCTGAAACAGAATAGCGTTGTAGTTCGTTTAGAATACGACGATAGTCTGGGAAGTGTTTAGTGATTAGTTCGGCTACGACCTTTGGATCGAACTCAACTTCTTCTGACTTTAGAATCTGAGTGGCACGTTTGAAGAACTGAGCAGCAATTTGTTGCTTATCAGCTGCATCAATCTTAAACTCAATCACAGCACAACGGCTGTGGAGTGGTTCAATGATACGATTCTTAAAGTTGCAAGTGAAGATGAATCGGCAGTTTTGGCTAAACTCTTCAATGAATGAGCGAAGCGCAGGTTGAACAGTATTGGCGTTCATATAATCTGCTTCGTCAATAATAACGATTTTCTTAGCATCAGTCAATGAGACAGTTGATGCGAAAGACTTGATTGTTGTACGGAGAACATCAATCGAACGACCTTCGTCAGATCCGTTGATCATGATATACTCTGCGCCAATCTCGTTACATAGTGCTTTTGCTACAGTTGTTTTACCTACACCAGCTGTCCCACTGAATAGGAAAGATGGCAATTCACCTTGTGCGATGTATTCCTTAAATGTTTTCTTTAGTGCTTCTGGCAGAACACAATCATCAATCTTTTGAGGTCTGTAGCGTTCAACCCACAAAAACTGATTCTCACGACTTTCAATCATAATCAATCCTTAAAAAATGCTGTCAATGTTGCACGGTAAGGTTCTGGTGAGAACTTAACTTTTCCATTAGTCAACTCCCACGCTTCAATACACATGTCACGCAATTCGTGTTCATGTTTACTTTTAGCAGAACTTTCATAAAAGAATAAACGACAATCCTCATAACGTCTATGATGTTTACACCATATCTGTTTAACTTGACGACCACCCCATAAATCTGTTACGTATATTTCTTCTCTCGGTAGAACTCTACGGTCTACACGAGCAATTTGATCCTTCCGTTTGTTCATAATATACCATAATATAGAAGGGGAGCGAACTCCCCGTTAATCAAAACTCGAATGAAGAGTCAGCTTCAACGGCGACGTAATAAACTAGATCAGTAGCGGTTGATTGGAAGCGAGAGATTTTCTTGCTTGAGATGCTGACGTTGTAATCGCCTGGAAGCATCTTTAGGTTTTCTACCTTTAGGTTTACCTTAAAGGTCTTGTCAGTTGTACCAACAGGTTCGCTGAAAGAGTTACCAGTTGCGTTTTTCTTATCACCAACAACTACAGTAACAGTTGAACCATCACCAACAATTGATACGTCAGCTGCACGTAGAACAGATGCAGTTCGGTTAATCATCTGAAGTTTATCAGCAGTGATTTGGAAGTTGATTTCTGCCTCAGGGAAAGTGATAGCCTTTTGTGGTGCAACTAGAACAGAAGCATCTGCAGCGAAGAACTTAATCTTCATTGAACCTTGACTGATTGAAACATACTTCTCTTGGAAGTCTAGATCTGGATCGTCAAACAATGACATCGCACCCAAGAACTCATTTAGATCATAGATGGCAAAGTCAGGGAATGTTTCTGCAACAGTAGCATCTGCCATGACGTTCTTCTGTGCAGAGATCGTTGCTAGTTTGGAGCCACTCTTTAGAAGTAGGTTGCTGTTGATGCCAGCAAAGTTCTTAAATAGGGCTACGGTTTCTTTACTTAGTTTCATTATTTCTCCTGTCAATTAAAACTACATTACTATGTATAATAGATTATGCCTGAAAACGTGTTTCAAAGCAAATTTATTTTGCTACGTTAACAAAGGGTACTGCACCACCACCATTGTAAGTAGGTAGTTTACCGTCCCATTTTTCAATTGCCTTCAACTGAACATAGTTCTGACCACCGCCAGTTTGAATCGCTTGTGATTGGATAGCGATGGCTTTTGCTTCACCTTCAGCTTGTGCAATACGAGATTGTGCTTCAACTTTGATACGCTCTAGATCTTGTTCGGCTTTTTGTTTCTGCTGAGTAGCGATAACCTTTTGCTCAATTGCAGCCTGATACTCTGGACTGAAACCGAAGTTCACTAGAGAGATTTCAGAAACAGTTAGACCATACTTACCAACTTTATCTTGTAGAGTCTGGTGAATCTTAGCACTAACTTCAGCACGTTTGGTTACAAGTTCTTCAGAATTGTAGTGTGCAGTTTCTGCCTTAAATGATTCGTTCATAGCAGGTTGTAGAATCTTACCTTCTAGGTCAAGACCGAATTCCTTATACATCATTGCTGCTTTTTCACCAGCAATACGATAGTTCGCAACGATGTCAGTATGAACAATCTGCAAGTCTTTAGTACCAGCATTAGCATTCTTCAATTCAGTTTTAACAACACGGACTTCTACATTCTTTACTGAAGAGATTGGATTCACAAAGTGAACACCTTCAGTCAGCGGAGTGGGATTCACTTCACCAAGAGTGACTTGAACGCCAACGTGACCAGCAGGAACAACAGTGAATGATTCAAAGATGAAAACAAGAACTGGTAGAATGAACGTGAATGGTGCAAACTTGCGGAACGGATATGTCACAGTCTTTGTTCGTGTGCTGTAATCAACATCAGACGAACTCACAAAGTACATAACAACTGCGCCAGCAATTGCGATAAACAACGACAGAACAATGGTAAACATCAATACTTCTCCTTAGATTAAAACAACTAAACCAATAACAACAGCGAACAGAACTGCAGTAATAAGCAATCCAACCGCACCATTTGTAACATTAGACCAACTCTCATAACCTTTGATCTGACGATATAGACCAACTGAGCCAGTCATACATGCCCAGAAAGCAATGAATAGAATTAGAATCTTAATCATTTCGATGACACCCATTCCTTAAATTCTTTGACGAGTTCTTCGTGTTTCTCTGCGGAACAATATAGATTCCATTCACGAACAACATCTTTTGTTGTAGTTTCACCTTCACATACAGTAACAGGTTCTTCTATAATATAACCAAGAATAGTCTTGGGTAGCCCATCCTCCCACACTCGCTCGATTGAAAACACATTCATCGCATCCCAGTCGATAGCGAATGAAGCATTAGCCATTTCTGTTTCAAGACGCTTCTTGTATACATCGTTAGCGTATTTCAGATTCTCAATGTCTTTCTGAAGTTCGTCAATACGACGATTCTTTTCTGCCAATGTAACCTTATCAAACCAACCCATTATTTTTCATCCTTCGAATAATTAACATCGTGCTCATACAAAAAAGCCAGACAACACATTGCGTGTGCTAGGTGATGAATGCCAGATTCAGGATCTACTTTCTCACCCATCTTCCATGCCCATACATGGCGTTCAAGTGCTGCAAAATATCTACGCTTCGCTTCTGGTACAAGTTGCCAATTATCGGGGGCATACTTTCGTGCACCGAATGTTAGAACTTCTACCATTGCTTGTTGTGCATGTGGTGGAATCAAATCGTATCGTAGTTTCTCACCATCAAATTTACGTCCATCAGGTTCTTTCTTAGCCATTTTCTCTCCTCAACTAAACTGTGAATGGGCACTACAAGAATGCCCATTGGCTGATTAGCTGCGAGTGAACAGCTGTGAGCCAGCAACTGCGTTAGCAATTGCTACCATGCGACGTGATGGCTTACCAACACGATACTTGGTAGTCTCAGTACCGTCAGCTAGGACTGCTTTGTTTGAGTAGATGCAATGACCCTGCTCACGGAGTGAGTGGATAGCACCATGTGGATTCTTCAAACCAAACGATCCTTGGATCTGACGAGCAGTCACTTCTGCACCTGTGTAAAGGTATGAAAGTAGTTTTGCTTGCTTTGACATATTATCTCCATTATAAAACCATCAAATGAAAAGAATCGCTGGGGACGATGGCGTATCCCCAGCGACATGAAACTCAGTGATTAGACTTCGATACCATTCTCACGGAGAATCTGGTTGAAGTCTTCTACATCTTCGTCAACCATTTCAGATTCTTCGATGATCTTTTGAAGACGAGTGGACTCGATTTCAGCTTCTTCTGCTTCGGCTTCAACCTTGGGAGTCTTAACCTTAACAGTCTTAGCCTTTGCGAGTTTGGCTACCTTAGCCTTAGCCTTAGCAACTGGAGCAGTCAGCTTGTCGCTAAGTTCTTTGGTGTATGCAGCGAGTTCTGCATCGGTAGGAACAGGTAGCTGGTAAACACCACGCTCAACCTTGTTCTTGTTGAAGAGCCAGTTAGGATAACCGATCTTCTCATTCTTCGCACCAGTGCGCTGGTCACGGAGAGTGTAATAGATTGCAGCACATTCCTTCAGAGTAATCTGAGGATCTTTCTTGTACTGAGGATTAGACTCGAGCACTGCAACGACGAAACGCTTTTGGGCGAGGGACAGGTTTGCAAATTTCAACATAATATATTCCTTTCAAGAATTTTCAACTACCACAGGTATTATTATACCCTAATTTCAAATTAAAGACAACACTTTTTTGCAATGCCCCTACACCCTGTAGGGGATTGTTTTCTCCAAGAATTTCCATTCTCTCCATTCTTAGAAGGGAACTTCTTCGCTCTCTGGATTCGCAACAACTTCGGGAGTCGCTACAGGTTCAGGTTGAGGGTTTGCAACCATGTCGTACAACTTCAGGAATGCATCCTTAGTTGCGGAGTCGAAACGATTGCAGCAAAGTTCCACTGCCTTAGTACGATTCTTGAAAATCGCAAAGGCACGTACAATGTGGGTCATACGACGAGTCGTAATAGTTTCATCCACACCACCATCCTCGAAAGTACGACGGATTGAATCAGCCCACTTTACAAGGTTCTCTGCAAATTCATCATCAGCACACTGATATGAATCCATCAGATTCTTCACAATCTTAATCTCTACCTTAGCAGATGGGTATTCCTGCTCAAAGGTTACAGCGAAACGCTCCAAGAATGCTTCGTTAAGGATGTTAGTACCGATGTAACGACCATCGTCTGAACCCTTACCCTTAGTGTTTGCAGTGGCGATAAGGTTGAAGCCAGCTGCAGGAATGATCATCTCATTCTTGAGTTTGAAGTAGTATGGCTTACCTTCGAGAATCGGTTGCAGGCAAAGCAGAGTGTTAGCAGAGCCAGCATCAATTTCGTCAAGTAGTAGAGTGGTGCCAGTGCGCATAGCGATAAGGACTGGACCTTCGACAATCTCCACGTTGCCATTCTCTAGCGTCTTGGAGCCAATCAGTTGTTCTTCGTCAGTCATCATGTTAAGGTTAACACGGATGAGTGGCTTCTTGTGCTTGGCACAAATCTGCTCGACCATCGTGGACTTACCGTTACCAGTTGGACCAGTGATGTATGCAGGGTAAAAGATACCAGACTTGATAATGTTTTCCAAGTCGGTGTGGTTGCCGAATGCAACGTAGTTAGGATCCTTCTTCGGTACGAGGGATTCCATATTAGTGTAATCAACACGATAAGAGTGCACAGGTTCTTCCTTCACTGCAGTATTGCCAACAACAGGTGCAGGTTTGCCACCATCAATGGCGTACAGACCACGACCGACTTTTTCTTTCATCATCCAAAGGGGGAATTTCTCTGTCTTTAGGGCAGACATAACTTCCATCAGTTGCGGACGGGATACCGTCTTCTCGGTTGCAACATCAGGGAACATTTCGTACAGTTTGGATTCAAACTCTGCACGGAACTGGGTATCAACTTTTGCCATCATTCACTCCATTCATAATCAATCACAATAACATAATTATGCCCTAAATCGCAATAAAAGGCAAGCACTTTTTGCAGAAATCTACCCCTGTATCCATAAGGGTTTGCAGGGGTAGTTCCTTAGTTTTAGGCTACGAGAGCCACAAATCGGTTCAGAAGAACACGAGAAGTCTTCTTAGTGTTCAGGTATTTGCTAAAGTTGCGAGCAATACTTGCAGCCTTAGCATCAGCCTTAACTTCCAACTCACCCTCATTGATCTTGGTAGAGTTCTGAGGGATGATAAACAACTCATCACGACCAGTATTCTTGACACTGGCGAATGCATTCTCACGGAAGTCTTTTCTCCAAGAGTCAATCAGAGTGTAAGCATCGCCATTAAATTCAGGGATGTTAGCGTGGATAGCAGAACGCAAAGCACCCTTGTGGTTTGCACAGATGTAGAAACCAACAGTGGTAACATTGTAACGATCCTTAATCATCTGGATGATCGTACCAGTTTGCTTAGTGGAATCACTAGTGATTTCGTAAGTCTTTTGGGTTTGTTCATCTTTGATGAAGTGACGCATCTTGACACGCTTATACTGACCATCAATAATCTTGCTGGTGTATTCATCTAGAGTTGTACCACCACGAGTGACATTATGTAGAGAACCACCTTCACCATCAGTAAGAGTAATGAAAGTCATCTTCTCGATATTGTTCTTCTTGATGTAATCACCAATAGTATTGTAAACCCACACCAATGATTCGTTCAACGGAGTACCACTAGTGCCCATACCAGCATTCCAGTGGAAACGATAGTCGAGGACACGACGAGCCATAGAGTTGAATTCGCTGGTAGTCATTCGGTTGCTGAACAATTCAAGCATATGGAAGCCACGAGCATTGGAAAGAATGTTACCAGTCTGATCTTGTTTCTTCATCATGAAGTCACGTTCACGAATATAACGCTCATGTCGTTCAGTATCTGTTACATCGTTACGGTTGCGTTCGTAAGCAGTGGTGAATGCAAACACACGATATGGAATCTGAACACGATTGCAGAACATAGCAAGGTTAACAACCTGCTTAAGAGTGTCACGCAAAACAGAATCCATAGAACCAGACCAGTCAACAAGCATAATCATGCCGTGATTCTTACCTTGTGGCAGAGTAGTCACACGCTTGAACAAATCATCTTGCAGTTGATAGGCATAGATTTTACGCATATCCAAAGAACCGATTTTAGAAGTTTGTGTACGCTTGTAGGCAGTGGCAGATTTCTTCATCTCGAATTCTTTGACGAGATAGTTCACAGTGCGAAGAGACTCATTTTTGAACGTGTCAAATTCTGAAGTCATCTTAGCGTAGTATTCCTTACGCTCTTCATCGGACATGTAGCGAGTATTGTAGTCATACTTCTGGACTTCGTCTTCAGCTTGCCACTGTTCAGGCGACTTGGTGTCACGGAGAATAGTTTTGTAGCCAACAACAGGATCTTCGAAATAAATGGTATCGAATTTCCAGTAGTGATACTCGGTGTTATTGTCAGCAAGGTCAGACAACTTGTCTTGGAAGACTCGGTCGGTTTTTGCTTCGATGTCGTCTTCTGGATCAGCTTGTTCATCGTTTTCACGATTCTTACCGTTCTTAGACATAGGATCCAACTCGTCATCAGATTCTTCTTGATCCCAGTCACCATCCATGTCGATGTCATAGTCACCATAAATTGGATCTTCTTCATCTTCATCTTCTGGATCTTCGCCACGTGCAAGACGTTGTTGCTTCTTCTGCTCGGCTTGTTCCTTGGCGAAAGCATAGATGTCCTGAGCAAGTTGAATTACGTCTTCAACAGTTTCAGTGCGTTCAGCACGATTGACAAATACCTTCTCCTCGGGTGTAAACTTAACACCACATTGGAAGCCAACTTTGAAGTATAGATTGATACGGTCAATCAACAGAAGATGATCAAAACTTTGGAGAGATTTTACACCAAAGAAGTCACGATCGTTCAGTTGCTTGTAACCTTCGTTCATGCGTTTGCGGAGTCCAGGATACTTACGCTTGATAAGTTTCTCAATACGGACATCTTCAACGATGTTCATGTAGCCCATGAGTTTAGGATTCTCACGGAGAGGTTCGATGTACTGTTCGCCAGTATAGAGTGCGTGACCAACTTCGTGACCGATAAGCATATCCTCCACTTCGGGAGTCATCTCTTTCCACATCGGTAGAGTTAGGACACGTGACTTGATGTCAAATGATGCAGTCTTTGCATTGGCACGAATAACTGAAAGGTTTTCAGTAGCCAGCAGTTTTGCAGATAGATCGTTTGCTCGCATTTCCATTATATATTCCTCAATCTCAATATACGACTATTTTACACTAATTCGCAATTAATGTCAACAGGGAATGCAATATCATGTTCTACTTCGGTTAGCAACTGCTCAATCTCGGCTCGGTTTGCAAGCCTAACAGGGAGGATATCGCTTATCTCTAGTCGGTCTTCATAACCATAGTCTGCACAAATACAAGCCAATTCAAAATCATCAAAGTCTTTCCATTGTTCCATTGCAAATCTCCCATTCAATAAGAGAATTATACACTAAAACAAGATAAAAGGCAAGCACTTTTTGGAGGGCTAGAACCCTTATGGATACAGGGATCTAGCGTTAGTTTTTGGCTATCACAGAGAAGTCATTGCGTTTTTCAAACTTAATCACGCTACGGAACTTATCGAACAACTGGTCGCCTTTGTGGGAAATAACGAAGATGTTTGTGTTTTCTCCGAAACTATTCATTAGGTTTAGGAAGTAATCTGTACCAGCTGTGTCCAATGATGAGTCGAAGATTTCATCTAGGAGTAACAGGTTTGTGTTCACAGAGTTCTTCATCTTAGCAATCTGACGCCAAGTGAATAGAATTGCCAAGTCGATACGCATCTTCTCACCCTCAGAGAAACTTGCGTATGTAAACTCATCTCGGAATCTAGACTTTACTGTTTCATTGAACGCTTCATCAAGTTCAAACTGAATGTAAGCATCCATTGCGTTAAGATACTTGTTAATCAGTTTGTTCATAACTGGTAAGTATTCACGAATGATTGCTGTCTTGATACCAGTGTCTTTGAGTAGAACAGAAGCGACTTCCTCAAGATTCTTACGCTCAGACAATTGAGTCTTCGCAGCAATCTTATCCATGGCTTCCTTAGCCATTTCTTTCAACTTACGCTTTTCCTCATCCACGTTAGTGGTGTCTGCATTGTGTGTAGCGATCTCTTCTTCAAGTTCTTTAATCTGTTTGTTCAACAGAGCAACTGTAGAGTTTTTAGTAGAAAGTTCAATGTTCTTATCGGTGATTTGATCAACGATTGCATTGATATTCTTTAACTTAGTATTCAATCCACCAAGGACAGTTTCCAGTTCTTCAATCTTTTGGTTACTGTCCTGCATCTTCATGTGCAGATCGTGGATGATTTTTGATTTGTATTCCTCGGGAATATCCTGTGAACACTGCGGACAAACCGAATTCTCTTCAAAAAATTCCGACTGATGCTCGCATGTCTCCACCTTTTGATTGATTTTCGCTTTGATAGTTTTGGCTTTATCAATGTCATCAACCAGTTTATCTTTCGAAGCAATCTGAGTTGAGAGTTCTGCAATATCGGACACCAACTGTTGGATTTCAGATTGTGCCTGAAGGACTGCTCCATTGTTCGCATCAATCTTACTCTGTAGACCGACAATAACGTCTGCCTTTGCTTGTGTGATAGTCTTGATGAGAGTCTGCTGCGCATCGACTTTCGCCTTAGCATTGGACAACTCCGACTCAATTCGTGTAATTTGGGTTTTAGTATCATTTGCCTTTTCCTTTAGCAACTGATTCATCGTGGAGAAGATTCTAATATCAAGAATGTCTTCAATAACGTCACGACGTTGGGTTGATGGCAACTGCATAAATGGAACGAAAGAAGCAGAACCCAAGATAACCACTTGTGTGAAAGTCTTGTAGTTTAACTTCAGAATTTGTTGCTCGAGAATCTTTTGGTAGTCACGTGCAGCTGCATCTTGATTTAAGAGTTCATCATCTTGATAGATCTCAAAGATGTTTGGTTTGATACCACGAACAATACGATACTCTTTACCATTGACTTCGAATTCAACTTCAACGAGACACTTCTTACCATTGATAGAATTTACCAGCTGTGCCTTGTTGATGTTACGGAATGGTTTACCAAATAACGAAAAGCACAATGCATCTAAGATTGTGCTCTTACCTTCACCATTCTTACCAATGATAAGAGTTGTTGGTGACTTGTTTAATAAAACTTTGTTAGGTGAATTTCCTGTTGATAGAAAATTTGACCATTGTACAGATTTAAATGTAATCATTTAGCCTTCCATTTCACACCCATAATCTTATAGAGATATTTTCTAAAGATGTTGGGTTTATTTTTAGACATCACTGTTAATGGTGTTTGATCAATGTCAATACAGAATGATGGTTGGATGTTAGAAACTGATGCCCAAGTTGTTCCACCATTAGCAACACTAAGAACCAGACCAGTATTATTGATAACCACGCTAGCATTCTTTGCGTTTTGGAATTCAATGCATGGTGTATAATCTAAATCAAGTGGTATCTGTTCCGTCAATGGAAAGAAATACTTAATCTCAAGTTGTTGCATTTATACCTCGATGTTTACCGCTTCTGTGTACAAAGTTCGCATGAATGTTTTAACTTGTTCTTTATCAACATCTGTTTCGATTGAATCGACATAATGAGAAAGAACAGACAGCGTATCTTCTAGATTGATTTCTTCACCAATCTCGCCATCTTGGAATTCAGACATGTCTTCAATAATCTTGATTTCATGACATCCTTTATTATACAACTTAGTAATGAATTTGTCAAATTTATAATAGTCAGTTTTATTAACCACAACTAACTTTACATATGTCTGCTTAAGATCAAGTGCATCTAAATCGACAGGCTCTTGCTCTTTGTCGTTGTATTCGACTCTGGCAAACATAGTATAAGGGTTTCTAATGAATTCGAGTTTCCTACTTGATACATCGAACAGGTGAAACCCTCTGGGATCGTTGTAATCCTGCCAAGTAAGTTCATAGGGGTTTCCGAGGTAGTAAATATGCCCATCATCACTTTTATGGTGATAATGCCCAGAAAAAACCATATCAAACTTGTCGAAAAGGTCTTTAGGTAATCCTTCATGTGATTCCATTCCTCTGTACATAGCAAACCCTGCGATCTCAAAGTGACCCATACAGATGTCTGCTTTAGTGGTTGTCATTTCTGCGATAGATGCATCGTAGTTCTCTGGGCAAATCCAAGGCATCATACAAATATCAAAACCACCTACGTTGATAGTAGTTGGTTTATCAATCACGTTGATGTTGTCGTACTCTCGCAGAAGTAAATCTGGAGAGTTTATATCATTGGTGTTTTTATATGCGGTGTCGTGATTTCCAACAATCATATGAACCGTAATACCCAATTTACTTAATGGATCAAAATAAATTCTTTTTGCATGCGATAACGACACATGATTGGTATACTTTCTTCGATCAAAGGTATCACCTAACATTAACACTGTATCAATCTTTTCTTCAACCAACTTGGGAATGAAAACATTGGTATAGAATTTATCAAAATACTCAATAAATGCCATACTATCATTTCTCGCTCCCCAGTGCGTATCGGTGATTATAGCAACTTTCATACATAACTCCACTTATTCATATTATCCTTACACCATCTTCTTATCGTAACAGGATGGACTCCATATACTTCTGATGCTTCAACAGCGTTCTCATAAACAATACCATCATAACAAACTTTCCGTATAGTGCTTCTTGATTGTCTTTCGCCAACATCCTTAGAACCCTTTGGTCTGCCGTGATATGTTTTGTTAATCATTGCTTCAGAAGGGTTCTTCCACTTTTCTTTCATCCATTCTGATTGAAACTTTTTATTTCGCTCTGACAACCTTTGTTTCTTTAACTGACCAGCTTCCGATTCCCAGTATTGTTTAGTTTTCTGAGAAACATTTCGTTTGGTTTCTTCACTTCTTTTCTTAGAACAAAACCCTTTAGTGGCTATACTATGATTAAAGAATTCTTCAGAAAGAACATTCATAGTGAGTTGAAGATCTCGTTCTTTATTCACAAGTTCTTCTGGTGTTATGTCATCAAAAGTTTCCAAGACCTCAAACAAAAAATTTTCTGGTAATTCCTTCTGTAGTTTCCACCAATCTCTTAGCGGTTTTCCTTCAGTGTATTCATAAACTTGTTTAGAATCAACTGAGCCATAGTAG